TCGCGATGAGGTGGTCCATCAAGGCCACCGTCATCGCGGCGAAGCTGGAGGGGTCGGCGACGTTGAGGGTGAAGACGTTCATCCGCGACCCCTCCGCCCACGCTGCGCCGCCTGCTTGGCCTGGCCGGCGATCCGGGCCATCGCCGGGCTCCGGCTCGCGTGCGACTCGCCGGTCTCGGGATCGACGCGATCGAGGAGCGCGACCAGGGCCTCGAGGTCGGCGATTGCGGCGAAAAACGGCTCGGCGTCGATCTCCTGGACCACGAAGCGGCCGCCCTCGTAGCTGCCGGGACTGGTCTCGGTGAAGACGCTGGCGTCGATCCCGAACTGGGTAGCGGCGCCGGCAAAGTCGGGGGCCTCAACGCGCGCGAGGACAGGGCCGCCGTTGATGCTGAGGTCGTAGTGCTTCATTTACGCTGCCTTCTTGAACAGGTGGGCGGTGCTGCCCGAGAGGATGCGGCTCGAAACGGTCGAGCCCACGTCGAGACGATCGAGGTCGGCGGTCTCGGTGTCCACCAGGGCGCCGGTGATGGTGGCTACGTCCCGCGGTCCTCCGCCCGTCGTCGTGAGTGACGCGGCCCGAAACCGGGCGGACGTACCTAGCCCTGGCCGCTTGCTCAACCAAATGTCGGCGTCAAACTGGGCCTGGCCCTGCGCACCGGAGGTCAGCCACAGGACGGCCTGTTGCTGTAGAAGTGTGGAGCGTTGCACGAGACCGGTGTCGTAGTTTTGTGACGGGTCGGCGAATGAGCCGCGCGGGCCTAGTCGGACCTGATGGACGGTGCCCGTAGCGAGGAGTAAACGCAGCTGCAAGAACCACTCGCCGTCTGCATCGAGGCTCTCGCCATCAACCGCGATGAAGCTCGTCACCGTCGAGCCCACCACCACAGGGTCGCCGACCGGAGCCCAGAGTCCGGCGCCCCCGAGGTGCGGCTCGAGCACGGCCATCGCGGCCTTCCAGCTGTTCTGCTGCGCCTCGAGCATGAAGACATCGAACTCGACGGTGCCCGGCTGCGGGAAGGGATCGGCCAGCGTCGGGACGTCTGCCGTGCGCAGGGCCTCCTCCCAGTCGATGCCCAGCTGGTCGCTGAAGGCGCTCACGAGATCTTTGTCCCCGTCTTGGCGGCAAGGAGGCCAGCGTTGTATGCCTGCGTCAACGCGTTGAGGCCCGCGGTCACACCCCCGCCGACGCCAGCAGAGAGCGTCGCGTTGCCAGAAAAGAACGCCTGCATCAGAGCGTCGTGGGTCTCGGCCTTGTAGGCCGGCTCAGTCTGCGGATTCCCCGCGGCCTCGACGGAAACGCTGCCGCCTTGAACGGTCACGGCATCGCCTTTCACGAGAACCTCGGGGCCGGTCACCAAGAGCCGGCCCTCGGCAAGGTCGCCGGGGATGCCGCCGGTCGGCATGCAGCCGAGGAGCACCGGGTCACCACTGAAGTCGCCATCGGGGAAACCGACGATCACCTCGGTGCCCTCGTTCGGGATGAACCAGACGCCCCAGCCCGCGCCGGCCACCAGCGGCGACCACAAGCACCAGAGCCCAGCCTCGTGGCCCTGAATCTCGACGTGGACCTCGAGATCGCCGTCCTCGTTGGTAAGGTAGTGCGAGCCCCGCTCGGCGTCCACGCGGACGTTGCCGAGGGTCATGGCCATCTGAGCGTACTGGCCTTGTACGAGCCCGAGAATGCTGGCGAGCTTTGGGCGCCTCATGCTTCCTCGCGCGGCACGAAGGCGTAGTTGCCCACGTCGGCCGAGACAACGAGCCCATCATCGTCGGAGATATCGAACTTGGCGGACTCGGTGTAGTAGGGCTGGCGAAACTGGTTGAGGCGGTCGAAGTGAGCTGCGACGAAGCCGGCGACCTGACCCGAGTAGCCCAGCGAGATGAGGTGCTCTCGGCGTTGCTCGATGGAGAGCTGGCGCATCTGCTCGGCGTTGAACGCGTCGAAGGCGATCATGATGGGATCGCCCGCGCGAAGGCGCAGCATGTCGAGGCCCTCGAGGTCCTCCATATGCCTCGTCTCGAGCGAGTACTCGGCCTCGGTCCGGGCCAGGTTCTCGTGGCGGGTGCGCGCCGCCCGACGCAGAGTCGCGCGGTCGGTGACGCCGCGGAGCGTGTAGCGTTTGCGCTCGTCCTTGTCGGTTCCGATAGCCGTGGTTGGAGCAGTGCTCTTGGCCGGATACCGCTCCTCGATGACCTTGCCCGATTTCGGATCGTAGCCGGTCACGATCACCTGGGGCACGCGCTCCTTGGCGAACTTGCGAGATGCGCGCAGGCTGCGGAGGTTGCGGCCGTAGGCCACGCGCCGCGCTCGCGCCAAGCTGGTGGCGTTCTGGATGCGAGGCTCCGTGATGATGATGTCCTCGCCGCGCACGAAGACGAGGAAGCCATGGCGGAGGCAGAGGTCGTAGATGACGTCCCAGACGCTCTTTCCAGGCTGCACGGAGCGCCGGCCGCCTCGTCGAAGTGCAGCGCCAGCGATGGGCGGCGTCTCGTCGGACTCGAACACCACGCGCAAGACCTGTTTGCCGCCGGCGGTGACCCGGTCGTTGACGATCTTCTGCACGGCCTGGTCGAGCGGGATGCCGTAGGGGACCTTGTCCTTCGGATTCCACTCGGGATCGAGCATCAGCGCGGTGTAGTCGCGGCCGTTGCAGTTGAAGGTTTGCCCGTCGCGGAGGTCGAGCTCGGCGTCGTCGGCAAGGCCGACGATCATCTCGTGCTCCGGGGTTGCCCAGCGGCGCTGGTCGTCGAGATTGTCGGCGCCGTACATGTAAATCCGCACGGCCATCGAGCGGATGATGTCGGGGTCGAACGGCAGGAGGCGCGCGTCGAAACTGAGTGACCACGTGTCCGCCTCGTTGTAGCCATTCAGCTCGACCGAAGCGCTCTTGGGAATCACGGTGATGGCGAGTGACTTGGAGTCTTCGCCCCCGCGGCCATCGAAGATGACCGACAACAGCGCCCGGCACCTCGGCTGATAGAGCGTCTTCACGCCGTGAGCTCCGGGATGAGCAGTTCCTCGGTGCCGTCGAAGACCATCTCAGCCAGGCCATTGGCCTCGAAGATGGCGCGCCACTCGCCGGGAGTGCCGTAGTACTGCTGCGAGACCTGGTAGACGTTCTCGCCCTTGGAGGGCCGGTGCAGCGCCACCGGCTTGGCCGCGGCGCGGCGGCGGAGCTCCTGCTCGTCGGCCCAGCTGCTCACCACGGCGGCCCGGGTGATGGAGGCCACGCCGCGACCCCAGTCCTCGAAGGCCAGCGCGTCCACGACGTTGTCGACGATGAGGTTGGTGTCGCTGCGCAGGGCGACCAGCTCGAGCGCCAGGTTGTGCGCGGCGCGGCGGAAGTCCACCAGGATAGCGGCCTGGCGGAGGAGCGCCTGGCTCGCGTTGACGTTGCTCTTGAGCTGCTCGCCAAAGGCGGTGACCTGGTCGCCCAAGGCGTTGAGCTCGGTCGCCACGCTCGACAGGAGCGATGGGTCGTCTACGTTGAGAGCCGGGGCGGTTGCCTGCTTGACCGCGGCCGCAGCCAGCTGGGCCCGGAGGTCTTCGAGGACGGCGTCCGAGGACTTCGAGGCCCTCGAGGCCTGCTGGATGAGCCCAGCTGCGATGCTCTCGTCGCCGACGCGGTAGTGCGGGGAGCACGTGACCTGGTAGCCCAACTTGTCCCGCCGGCGGTAGGTGATCGTGAGGTTGGTGAGGATGCCGACAATCGAGAGGCTCTCGAAGTCAATGCGGCTCAGGCTGCCGCGCGCCACGAGCTTGTCGAACTCGCGCCAGGTCGCCTCGGCGAAGCCGGATCCAGCCCACTTGTCATCCCAGGTGCCGCGAATCTGGAACGGCTTGAGAGTGCTGCTGAGCACCTGCTCGACGGGGACGCGCGTGCCCGGGTGGACTTCGCGAACGGTCGCCGTCTCGCGCTCGAGCTCGAAGACCTCGGGCATCGAGTGCGTCTTGGCGTTCCACTCGAAGCGTACCGGGCTATCGATGAGCACGCCGGCGCCGGTCCGGCGTAGCTCCGTGATCGCGAAGGTCCCGCCGCCGGCCACTAGAAGCCTCCCCGGAGTGCGGACGCGGCCTGGCTCGGCGACCGATGGAGCCGCTCCATGGCCTCGGTGAAGTCGTGGGCGAAGCGGTCGGGGTCATTCGAGGCGATCTCGATATGGATGGTCGCCTTGAGGTCGGGCGGCTTGGCGATGTGGCGGTCGCTCTCCTCCGAGCGCGGGCCGAATGGCCCCATGACTTGCTGGAGCGTCGCCATCCCCATCGCCTGCGCCCAGTTGCCACCAAGGGGGGCGAGCTTCTGGTACCACTTGAGCGAGAGCTTCTCCATCTCGAGGATGCCGCGGTTATCGTTCCGAGCCTGGAGAGCCAGGTTCGCGGCGACGAACGCCTTCGCCCCGGCAAAGAGGCTGTGCTCGTTGTGGACCTTCTGGCCGAGGTGAGACCTGGCATCAGGAAAGAACTTATTGATGCTGCCGACCTTATTCAGATTCTTGTCGGCGAGGCCTTGGTTTCGAAGCTCCGAGAGCATCGTCATCGCCGCGCCGAGTCCACCGCCGAGGACGCCGGTCGAGAGCCGGTCGAGCGATCGCCGGTTGACGCCCTTGTTGATCTCCTTGTCCTGGTCGGAGTCGAACTTGGCGGCGACGAACTTGGCGGCGACGTAGGTGACGCCGGCTACGTTGCCCAGGAGGCGCGCCGGGCCGCCGGCGGTGCCGCCGAATGAACCCATGACACCGCTGATGGCCTTGACGCCCTTGAACGCCAGGAGCGCCTTGGCCATCGTCATCAGCAGGTCTTTGTGACCACCGATCCAGGACGCCACCCCCTTCACGGCGTTGAAGCCGGTCACCAGGGCGTTGCTGAAGCTCTTGGCCCACCGCTCGATCTTCTGCGGGTGCTTGTCGATCCAGTCGTTCCATCGCTTCACCTCGGCGGTGAGCTTCTTCATGAGCGGTAGGCCGACCTTGCCCAGCGCCATCTGGATGTTGTCCTCGAGGGTCGAGGTCACCCCGGCGAAGCTCTGCTCCTGAGCCTTCGCCATGGCCTGGATGGGCTTGGAAGTGAGCGCCTTCATCAAGACCTTGGCGCGCTTGTCGGCCGAGAGCTTGTTGAACTTGTCTGTGCTGAACCCCATCGGCTCGAGGAGCGCCCGGGCGAAGCGGTCACGCTTGGCCAGGTTGCCCATGAGGGCCGCCTCGATGTCACGCGCCGCGAACTCCGCCTGCATCCCGAAGGAACGGGCGGCGACCACAGCGCCCACGGTCATGTCTTCGAGCCCCTTCATCCCGACGCCGGCGGCCGTGACGGGCCGGACGATCAGCGAGGCCATGTCCACCATGTCTTTGGTGGTCCCGACCGAGGCCTTGGCGCGCAGCTGGAGCTTGCCGACCAGGTCGTTGGCCTCGCGAAGGTTCTCGTTGAACGTTCCGCCGCGGTTCAGCTGCATGAGCCCGGCCATCTGGATCCGGGCCTGTTCCATGCCGCTGTTGAAATCGACGAGGTGCTTCTTTCCGGCGCGGAACAAGAGACCGCCGCCGATGAGGGCGCCGACGCGCATCAAGGTGCTGCGCAGGCCCCTGGCCTTGCGGTCGGCTCGGTCGGCCGCACCACCGATCGCATCGACACCCCGCTTGGCGTTCCCCTTCACGCCATAGCGGATGTCGATGTCGTAGACGGTGGTGAGGTTGGCGGCCATTTACTTCTGGGCGTCGTTGTGGCGCTCGATCATCTCCTCGGTTTTCTCGATGAGCAGCTCACGCTGCCGTCGAGTCAAACCGAACCACTCGCTCAGCGAGACCCCTCCTTTGAGGTGCCAGGAGAGCCAGGCGAATTCGCGGTAGAGGCTTCGCTCGAGCTCGGCGCCGGCCCCGCGTCGCCGAACGCCTCCTTGAGAAAATCCGCGAGGTCACCGGCCTTGGCGTTGCAGAGCCGGCGGAAGGCGGCCCGGACGAAGTCCCGGGTGACTGAGTCCCAGCCGCGAAAGCCCTGGTAGGGCCGCTGGACTGGCTTGTCATCGACCTCCACGATCGCCTCGCAGATCATCTGCTCCTCGAGGACGATGCCGGGCGCGTCCTCGGCCCGCTCGGCCGCGGCGAGTTCGTCGTCGCCGATGATCCGCCGCAGCTTGAAACTGTCGACGGCGAGGTCCTGACCGTACCTATCGCGGAGGCTGCCCTCCGGCGGAAAACGTTTCTCCATCCCTGTGTCCTTTCATGGGCCGTCTTAGATGCCGTCGGCCCGCTGGCAGAAGCCCGACCACTCGGCCGGGATGTATTCGCCCGCGTCGCTCCAGCTGCCGCCCTTGTCGAGCTTCAGGATGCAGTCGCCGTGAAGGGTCACGGTTTTCAGCGGCGCGCCGCGGTATCGGTAGGTGACGGCGAGCGAAACCGCGGGCAGCTCTTCGCCGTTCTCCTCGGCCTGCTCGATCTGCTTCCACAGATCGAACCAGTCGTGGCGCTCGACGTGGGTCTTGAACGAGTACTCGTAGCCGCGCATGTCGAGGTCGCCCGACTCGCGCGGCTCGCCAGCAAACTGGGTCCGCACGATCTCGGCCGCCGGCGTGATGTCGAGCTCGGTGACCTTGGTGAAGCTGCCGCCCAGGCGACGGCCGTTGACCATCACCTGTAGGCGGGCTTCTTTTGCTCGGATTCTGCGGGCCATGGGTGCCTCCTACTGCTCGGTGACGTTGACGGTGGTGCCGATTTCACTGACGAGGACCACGAACAGCATCTTGGGGATCGTCTTGATCCGGTAGAGCGTGGCTTCCTTGCCGGCGTCCCGGGTGGCCTGGGTGTTGAGGGACTCGGTGTCGATCTGGTACTGCGGCACGTTGCTGTCGTTCTTTGCGACGTAGCGTTCCTGGCGGGCCAGGCCGTCGAGGAAGGCACCGACCGAGGACTTGTTGGCGATGCGCCGGCTCGGGGTGTTGGGCTCCTTGACGCTCGTCTCGAGGAACAGCGCAATCGAGGCGATGAGGAAGTCGTTGACGCGCCGCTGGTCCACTTCGTAGGCGGGGTCCAGCGTCACGGCGTCAACGAAGCTGAAGCCGCGGTCGCGCTCCAGTCCGCAGATGCGCGCGTCGCGGAGGTCGTCGTAGTCCTCGGGCGCAAGGCTCTCGAAGGTAAGTTCGGCGATGCCGGTGAGGAACTGCTTGTTGTCGGCGACGCCAGGATGCACGTCGGCGTCGGTCTGGCTGAGGATGGAGGCCATCCACGACGTGGGCTCGACGGTGATGAGGGTCGCCGTCTGGGGGTCCAGGGTCTTCGGGTGATTGAAGCAGTAGACCAGCCGCTTGTTCGGCGTCATTCCGGTGGACTCGGTGACCGCGTCGGACTTCGTCTCGGTCTCGTCGTCCGGGCAGATGAGCCACAGCGCCTTGGGGTCGGCCGCCGACTTGGTCTCGACGGCGCTCTTGACGGCGGTCGTGCTCTGGCCGGCCACGAACTTGATGCCGGCGTCCTTGGTGGCCGCCAGGATGTCGAGCGGCCCGGCGGCCGCCGTGAAGTCCGTGTCATCGAGAGTCCCGTCCGCACCGGTGGTGAGCGCCACGTCGGCGACGTTCTCCGGGCGCCCGTCGGCCAGCTTGATGAGCGTGACGAGCCTGCCATCGTCGTCGCCGACCACTGCCGCGAGGTTGTCGTCGTCCTCCCCGTTGACGTTGAGGTTGCGGTAGCGGTCGGTGCGATTCCGCCACTTGACGACCAGGTCGAAGTGGTCCTCATCGCCATCGGTCGCGTCCACAACCGAGACGGTCACACCGTCGCCCCAGGTACCGACGCTCGAGGCGTCCACCTGGACGATATCGACGGGGTCGCCGTCTTCGAGGTTGACGGTGGATGCCGCAGCGGCCGAGGCCGCGGCGCGCACCGCGTAGAACTTGCCGAAGCGCTTGTTGAGCAGCGCCTTCCAGAGCTCCGAGGCGATGGGCCCGCCCTCGAGGATGTCCCGGCCGCCGAAGACCTCGACGAACCGGCCCGGCGAGGTGATCTCGACGCGGCGGTTGACCGGACCGCGGACGGCCGTCCCGGCCATGGCGACGACGTTGTTTTGGACGCCCTCGACGATGGCGGGCGCCGCGCGCTCCTGGATGTAGAGACCGGCGGCGCCAATCTGGGCATCGGACGTGATGAATCGCGGCTCGGGCATCTCAGACCTCCGTCAAGTCTCCGGTTTCGTCCACCTCGTACTCCTCGAGGTCGGAGAGCAGCGCGCGGACCTCGTCGGGGTCCGCGGCGCCGCTGATGTCGATGGCAACGTCGTTGGTGATGGCCATCTGCATCGAGGTGATGAGCGGGGCCTGCGAGCGCCAGACGAGGATCGGCAGCTCGACCTCGACGCTCAGGCTGGCCCAGCGCTTGACGCTGAACACCATCTCCTCGGTCCACTCCTCCTCGAGGAGGCTGAAGGTGAGGATGACGTCATAGCCGGTGGCAACGCCGGCGATGGTCACGTCGGACACGGTGACCTGAACGGTCCCGGGCGCGTTCTCGTCCTCGAAGAACAGGGCGAGGATGGCGTCCTCGACGGCCTCGCGGTCCACCGGATAACGGGCACCGATCCAGACCTGCATCTTGCCCGCGAGCTCGCCGACATCGACCAGGGCGCTGGTGCCGTTCACGACCGCGTCGCCGGCGCTGTCCTTCACGGCGGCCTGGTTCCACGGGATGAACTTGAAACCACCAGGCAGCACCCCGACCTCCGGGTAGTCGGGCTCCTGGTCGGGCATCTGCTGGAGTACGTTGACGCGGCCGTCCAGCGAGGCCTCGCCGCTGCCGAGAAACGCCGTGAGCGCTTCGACGCGAGACGCCAAGGCCTTCGCCGCCAGGTACTTGAACCGGCTCATCGGCGTCCCCGTGGCGGGCTGTTGGAGAGCTGCCGAAGGAGTCGGATGATCTCGGCCGCCGCCATTTTGGAGAGCGCCGGGATATTTCGGCGAACGATCCAGGTTGGCTTCTGGCCGTGCCGGCGCAGCTTCCAGGCGATGGCAGCTGCGATGCCCTCGGCCTCCTCGAGGGTCACGCCGAGCTTGCGCCGGGCCCACGCCGTGAGCGCTGCGATGCCCTCGGCGTTGACCGGGTGCGGTCGCGCGCCGCCCTCGATGATGCCGGCGTGAGGCGCGCTGTTGCGCAGGACCGTGCTGCCGTCGGGGAGCGTGTTCACACTCCAGCTGTTCTTGAACTGGCCGCGGTCCACCTTGTCACGGTTGTTGATCTCCGTGACCAGGTGCGGCCACCCACGCATGGCTCCGCGGTGCGCCCCGAGCTTCATGCACGTGTCCACCGCGGCACCGTGCATGCGCAGAGCGCTGCCCAGCTGGCTGGGATCGATGCGGACCCGGGCCATCAGTCCTCGGCCTCAGGAACCGGCGACACGTTCTCGATGCGGCGCAGGTCCACCATCCAACCAAAGCCCTTGGTCCAGTCGGGGACCGGCGGCGCCTTGGCGACGTAGAAGCGCTGGCGGATGCCGGTCTCGTGGGCGTCGCGGATTACGTAGAAGTGCTCTTCGTTCTCGGCGAGCTTCGGACTCGGGTGATAGAGGGTCGTCTCGGGGATCGAAAAGCTCACCCCCACGAGCGCCACGTCACCCTCCTCCTCGGCGCCCGCCGGCCGCAACACGCCCCGGACGCGGCCCATCGAGGTGGGCGCATCGGAGCTGCGCTCGACGATGGCAGGCGCCGGGTTGAGCGCGATCTCGATGTCGGTCGGAGTCCCCTCGCCGACCCGATCTCCGCTCCACGTGCGGCGGATGACCGCCACCGTGTAGGGCCGATGGCCGACAACGTCCACAGCCACGCTGCGGGCGCTGTCCACCACCGGGATCAGGTCGTCGAGGAGACCCATGGGCTACGACGCCGAAGCGCCCCTCTCAGGCGATGCCCGGGCCGCTGCCGGCGGCGCGGCCGTTGACCGAGCCGCCGGTGTGGGCGGTGACGTTCAGCCGCATCTGCTGGGCGCGCATGCCCAGCGGGCCCGACTTCGAGGCGGTGATGCCGTCGAAGTCCGGATGCGCGACCCAAGTGGTGCCGCCGTCGAAGCTGAGCTCGACGGATGCGGTCGCCGTGTCGGTGATCTCGACGAGAACGCCGACGTCATCGACGTTGCTGATATCGACGGGATCTCCTTCGAGGACTTCCTCGATGTCGCCGAGATCGAAGGTGACGAGCTTTCTGAGCGCCATGGGTCTTTCCTCTCGTTGGGTTCAAATGCCGCCCCAGCACAGGGACCAGGGCGGCAAAGCTTCTAGCCCTGGGGCAGGTAGTTGCCCCCGGTCTGGCCGTCGGCCGAGGCGAAGGCGCTCGCGCCACCGCCGCCCCAGGCATCGCTGCGGATGGGGACGCCGAGCAGGTTGGAGATCTGAGCGCTGTAGGTGCGCCCGAGCTCGCGGAGGGTGGCTAGGGTGCGCGCGCCATCGAGGCGGACCTCGCCGACGCCCTGGGTCTTGGCGAGGTTCGCGATGTTCGCGGTGATCTGCGCCATGACCTCGTCGCAGTCGCCGACCAGGCCGACGACGATGGCTTCGTCGGCCGCTTCGCTCTCGAGGGTGTCCATCGCTCCTTCGAGCCGGTCGTCGGTCTGCCGCCAGCGCCCGGACCATCCGAGATAGCGGCGGACGCTGGCGCGCTCCGCGTCGGTCACCCCGCGGCCTCGAGGGCTTCGACCAGCTGGCGCTTGGTCATGCCCGCCGGGTCGATATCGCGCTCGACAGCGAGGTCAACGAGCTCGGACTTGCGCAGGTTGATCAGGTCGTCGGGCGACGGGATGTCGGTGAGCGGCTCTTCGGGCTCCTCGATTTCGACCTTCCTGCCGGCCTTCTCGAGGTAGGCCTGCGCCCGCGGATCGGTGATCGGCAGAACGCGACCCTTGGTCTTCCGCTCGATGAAGCTGGGCCGCGTGTCGCCCTGCGGGTCGCCGATGCGGGTGAGGTACCCGATGCCCAGGGCGACCTTGGCGCCCGGGGGCAACTCGTAGTCGATGGGCTCGGAATCGCCCACGGTCCCGATCTCCCAGCGGGCGACCTCGCGAGAGACGTTGATCGCGTAGCCCTTGGTTCGTTTCTTCGCCATGCTTTCCCCTGTGAGTGGTTGGCGGCATCCCTTACGGGATGAGGTCGGTGAGGCGGCCGTGCGCGTTGCAGCGATCCGAGGTGAGTTGGGTGTGGACGATCATCTGGAACGGGGTCATGTCGCCGGCGCGGCCGAGCTCGATGACGCGAGCCATGAGGCCCGGGCGGTCCGGGATGGTTCCGGCCTGCTCCTGCGGCGTCCCGGCGATCGGGATCGAGGCGATGGCCCGTCCCTTCAGGACCTCGGGATCCGGCAGCTGCTCGAGGACGAGGTGATCGTCATCGACGAACACCATCTCCTTGGCGGTGCAGTCCTTGTCCTTGAAGATCGGAATGCCGTTGATCTCGAGCGCGCGCCAGCCACCGTCGAGCTTGATGGTCTCGCCGCGGATAGTGACCTCCTGGAGGTAGCGCTTCTCGGGCGCGACCAGGCGGGCGTAGGCGCTCCAGAGGGTCGGCGTGGTGAGGATGTAGTGCGGCTGGCGGCCGCTGGCCACGTACATGGCCTCGAGGTGATCCTCGATGACGCCGACGGTGAGGTTGCGATCAACGGCGCCGTTATCGCTCACCGTCGCGGCCCACTGGACGTGACTCGAGCGATCGATCCCGGCGTAGGACCCCGAGTCGGACATCGGGCCGGTCCCGGAGCTCACGCCGTGAAGCTGCTGCGGGCTGGTCCCGCCGGTGCCGCTGTAGAGCGCCTTGTTGAGCTTGCTCGCGGTGCGTCCGCCGGCGTCGATGAGCTTCTTGATGTAGAGCCGAGCCAGCTCAGTCGGCTCGCCAGCGGCGATCGACTCGGCCAGGCCGGTGATGCGGAAGGCATCGCCGTAGATGGCCCAGGCCAGGATCGCCATCAGCTCGGTGTCGTTGTTCCAGGTCGAGACGGCCTCGCCGTCGTCGAAGTTCTGGCCGTCGGCGGTGCCGACGCTGACATCGAACGCGCAGTTCTTGCCCGAGCCGAACTGCTTGTTGATCAGGTTGAGGAAGACGGTCGCGCGGTTCGGCTGGCGAACCAGCTTCCGGCGAACTCGCTGCTCGAGGGCATCAGACAGGGCGGCAACATCGGAATCGGCCACGGCTTGCTCCTGGGCTAGGGGTCCGTGTCCTTCTCGCCGGACTCGCGTGCCGCACGGTTTCCCGTGGGTGTGCCCTTGTCGCCGTGGCTCGCGTGCCGAAGCGTTGCCGCTCGGTGTCTCTACCTTGGGTGATCTATTTGGCGTTCGCCAGAGAACACCAGTTCACTCAGTGTTCAACTCATCTCGACTCTTGAGCTTCGCCAGTCCGCGGATCTCGATTTGGCGAATCCGCTCGCGGGTTAGGTTCATGATTGCGCCGACTTCTTCAAGGGTAATGCCGCCGCGGTCCGCGACATCGAGAGCGCAAGTGTCGGCGAGCTCCCACGGCTCGAGGTCGGGGAAGTTGATTTTCAGTGACCCCGTCGCGGGGTTTACGTCGAGGTAGAGGTGATGCTTGCAGCCGACCCATGGACACGGCCCATCCGGGCACTCGGCCCGGACGGGCGGCCGCGGAGTGTCCGCGAGCTCCTCGTCATCCTCGAGGACTCGGAGCTCGAGCAGCCTCCCCGAGATGGTCTTCGCCCGCGGCCGCCACCGTCGGCGGCCGGGGCGGTGTCCGTTGATCACCGATTCGCGAGCATGCTGCCGATGTCGGCGTCCGAGTACTCGCCATCCTTGTCGGGCTTCACGGTCTCGGTCTTGCCGCCGGTGTTGCCGCTGCCGGCGACCTCACGGGCGGGCTTGAAGCGCTTACCCTGCGAGCTCTCGGCCCAGCCCTTGACGCCCTCGGAGAGGCCGACCTCGTCGCCGTCGTCGTCGAGCCAAACGACTTTGCCGTCCTCGTTGGTTTTCACTCGCTTGGTCTCGGTGTAGAGGTACGCCAGGGCCAGCGGAGCGGCGTCCTTGTCGATGCCCTCGGCCTGGAGCTGCTCGGCGAGCTTCGAACGCTCGGTCTGGCGACGCGCGTTGTCGGCGGCCTCCTCGCGAGCCGATTTCTCTTTCTCGACCTCTTTGGCGAGGCGCTCGTTCTCCTTCTGGAGTTTGCGGATAGCCTTGTCCACCTCGGATGGGACACCGTCTGCCTTGCTCTTTCCCTTGCCCTTCGCCTTGGTGTCGACGTCGTCATCGTCGTCATCATCTTCGTCGTCATCGTCGATGTCGTCGGCCTTGGTCTTCATGGCCGTGGTGACTGCCTCGCCGATGGTGGACGCGATCATCTCGCGGAAGGTCTTGCGCTTGAACTGCGCGGTCACCGATTTGTTGACGATCGCGTCGAGCTCGTCTTTGGTGACGTACTCCTTCTCGTCGTCGTCTTTCTTGTCTTTCTTGTCGTCGTCGGCCATGTCGTGCTCCCTGTGGTTAGGACGCGCCCGGCGCGTGAAGGTCGGGCGTGTGAAGTGTTGGTGGCACTGTGGGCTGCCGCGGCTCCGTGGGAGCCCCGGAATCAGAGCCTCCACCGAGGCCGCCTTCCCCAAGTACCTCGTCGGTCGGCCACTCGCGGCGGTAAGGCGTGATGCAGCAGCGGTCGCGGGGATGAACCGTGGGATGGGAGATGCCGCCGGTGAAATCCTCGTTGAGCGCGCGAATCTCACCATCGAGGGCATCGCAGACCTCGCAGACCCGATGATCGTTGGCCGCGTCCCAGCGCTTGAGGTACCCCGGATCGACCTCGTCCTCAGCCCGGATGCTCTCGAGCGCGTGGGCGTTATACGAATCGATGCACTCGGTTCGTACAACGCGCTCCGCCCAGTGGCGATAACGGCGGAACAAGCCCTCGGCGATGCTCTCAACAACACCGCCACCGAGCGACACCAGCCCCCGCGGTCCGCCGAGGCGCACGAGGCGATTCGTCATCTGGTCGAAGGTCTCGCCTTGGACCATGCCGAGCGCCAGCTGCCGGCGGATGTCGGATGTCACGGCTCGCCCGTATCTCCGCGCCGAGGCCTCGTGGCGGAAGATGACGGCGCGCCCGGCGTGCGCCATGACGGCGGCCTTGCCGAGGTCGGGCCGCGGCATCGCGCCGAAGGCGCCGTGAAAGAGCACGAGCTCTCGGGCGACGTGGTGGCCGGCGAGGAAGGCCGCGGCGCCGTCGGCCGACATGAGCACCTCGTGCATGCCGCCGGCGAGCCGGCGCTCAATGGCCGCGAGGGACGCCCGCATGTGGAGCATGGCAGCGCGGTAGCGCTGGGCACCGAAGCGCTCGCCTCCATCCTCGACGGTCGCCAGCCAGCGCCTGAGGCCCTTCTCGGCCTCGAGTTGCCCCTCGCGCAAGATGGGCAGCAGCCGGCGGGCGTACTCCTCGGGGAGCGCGGCGACCTCGGCCGCAATCTCGCGCAGCTCCTCGGCGATGCTCGAGACGTTGCGGGCGAGTGCGGCGGTGCCGAAGGAGCCGGTATCAGCCACCGGCTACCCCGGGCGGCTTGCCCTTGGCGCCCGGGGTGGCACCCTCGGCCCCGGCTTCCGACTCCTCGGCAGAGCCCGGCCCCGCCGGGTAGCGCGGAATGTTCTTGCCCGGAATGATCGGCGCGAGGAACTCCTCGGCCGTGATGAACTTCTCGAGCTCCTTCTCGATGGCCTTGATGTCCTTCTCGGTTGCCGCGTCGCCGAGCACTCGGCGTGCCAGGTCGGCCTTGTAGAGCCGCTGGAACGTCGGCGACGGAATCGAGATGGTCTCGAGCGTGAGAGCCTGGTCGATCATCTCGCCGATAACGATGGGGTCGAACTTCTCCAGGCCCTCGACCTCGGGCTCGAACTCGTCACCGCGGACCCGCGCGGCCATATGAAAGCAGCGCCGGGTGTGCTCGGCGCCGCGGGTCGCCAGCGCCATCAGGAAGACGAACCAGAACGACTTGTCTTGCTGCTTGCTCTCGGCGGAGCGACGAAGAGCGGCCGCCGCACCCTGATCGGCGGCGAGGGCGAGCGACCCGGCGGAGCGGTGCATCTCGTCGCGCTGATGCTTCTCTTGCTCCTGAGCGAACTTGTAGCCCTCGGTGTCCGGCCCGATGTAGGCGGCCTTGTCATCGGCACCGCGGACCTGCACGTAGCCCGGACCGCGCGCCTCGCGCTTGGCGCGGTTGCGGTCGGTCTGGTGCTCGTTGATGGGCGTGTTCAACCCGGGGGACGAGGAGCCGAGGAACTCGTAGAGCTGCTGGTAGAGGCACTTGAGGATCGCCCACTCGAGCCCGCTACCGAGGTTGAAAATCGAGCGCGCCAGCGATTCGAACTGGTCCATCAGCCAGAGGTCGCTGAGGTCGAGCTTGACGACCGGCACCGCGCCGCACTTGTGCGGTCGCGCCGGCCCGTCGGGGCTGATGATCTCTTCGTCCTCGGGCTTCTTCTTGCCGCCCTCGGTTTGCTCCTCGTCGTACTCGACGACGTAGCGCGCCCAGGCATTCGGCGTGTAGACGTAATACGTCTCGCGGACGATGGAGGGCGCGTCGAAGGTATGGCGCGGATGAGAGATCGCGCAGGTCACCAGCCAGGCGATCTGGCCGTCGTCGGCCTCGCGCCAGTTCAGAACGTTCTCGGCCGCCAGCGGAACGAAGTAGGGGCGCAAGGCGCCGGCCTCTTCCTGCTCGGCCTCACTCTCGAACTGGCGCTCGCCCATGTCGGGCAGGTCCACCAGCGTCCACGTGTGGCCCGTGATGAGCGCATCGACGAGCTGCCCGCGCATCATCTTGTTCCAGTCGCACTCGGCAGAGCCTTCCGCCGTGGCATCCTCGAGCAACTCGCCGTAGATGCCCTCGGCGTTCCCGATGCGGACCTCGTCCTCGATGAGGCCGGCCACCAGGTTGTCGATGATGACGCCGGGGTAGCGCTTGTAGTGCGCCCTCTTCTTGCGCTCCTGGTAGACGTTCGCCGCCTCGGCGTTGTGCTGAGGGAACGCCTCGGCCATGACAGCTTCGTCACGCAGGAGGCGCTTGCCGCCGCAGTAGAGCGCGCGCAGCAAGCGCCAGTACCCAGCGTCGTAGCTGGCGTGGCGACGCTTGAGCGTCTTGTACTTGACGGGCCCCGGCACCGGGGATGCCGATGCCGGGGCCGCCACCTGTGTTGCTGGAGGCAAGGGCCTGAAGCCCTCATCCTGCCAAGTGGCCGTGATTCTAATAAGAGAACACTAGTTCACGAAGATGTCCGACTCGCCCTGTAGGCTTTGGGGATGTTCGATGCCCTGGAAGAAGCCATCACAAAGGCAGAGGTCGAGGTTGAGGCTGCTCGAGTCACTGCCGAGGAGGCGATGGAGAACCTGCTCGACGTGCTTGGGAAGGGATTGCGGGAATGGCTGCCTGGAGCGGTACGGGAAAAAGTGCAGCGAGACCATCGCCACCTCCACGCCCTGTCGGAAAAGTCCCGGACTGAGATGAAGCAAGAACTCTCCGACATGACCGCAGTCCTCGGCAAAGCAGTTCGGGGGTGGCTTGATCGCGATCGACTGTGGCCGCATCGGCTCGACTACAGCAGGGGAGAGACGGGCTTCTCGTATTACGGCCCAGCATCCCGGACGCCAGATCCGCTGAGCAAGCACTGGGACGAAGGATTGCAAGATTTGCTCGCCAGGTACTTCAGGAAGTACCACTTCCCTTACGAGCATGACCGTTTCGAGTTCGATTGGACCGGCGCCCCCAGCGCGGCCTTCTGTGAGTACACGAACGCCGTTAGCAGCCTCTCGAACGCCACCAGGACCCATGGCCAAGCTGTTGAGGCGCTCAGTCGAGCTCAGGCTAAATCTCTTTGGGACGAGACATAGTCATCCCTACCCGAACGGCAACTCGATCCCGAGTCGCTCGCCTCGCTCGGGCTCGACGCCGGCCTGATAGAGCGCGTTGAAGCCGTGGGCCGTCGAGTCCACCTGATCATCCTCGGCATCGGCCACGCCGGTGAAGGCGCCCATCTCAGAGAGATACTCATCGACCCAGGGCGCGAGGGTCGGCACGTAGACGCGGCCATCGTTCCAGGCCGCGCTCACCGGCTGAGCCCGGAGGAATTTGTCCTGGCTCGGCGACACCTCGACGATGCGCAGCGAGGGGTCAACGTCGTGCAGCATCTGCGGCACGCTCTTGAAACCACCGACGGCCTCGACGACGATCACCAGGCCGTAGCGTAGCTGGACGTCGCGGGCGCGGCGCACGAGCTCGGGGATGGACCACTGTCCGCGTTTCATGTCCACGACCCATGACTCGGTGTCGTCGCCGCGACCTTCCATGGCCATCACGGCAATGGCGCTGTGGTCGGCGCGGGTCTTCTTCGTCGCCGCCGGATCGATGGCGATGCAGCCGCGGCGCCCGTGCCAGCTGAACTCGGACAGGTCGAAGCGCGCCGGCTCGTTGAACAGCTTCATGCCGCGCACTCGTGGCGAGCCCATATAGAGGGCCCACCAGAAGTGCTTGTACTTCATCGCCGCGAGCAGTCGCTCGAGCGGCCAGTACTCTGGCCACACCGCGCGACCAATCGCGCTGATGTCTGCCTTGCCAGCGCGATGCAGCTCGAGCCCTTCCTCGCTGAAGCCGAGGACGGCCGGGACGTTGATTTCCTCCCAGCGCCCGCCCTCGCCGACTCGCCCCTCCTCCTTGAGCAAGCGTCCAATCAGATCATCGGGGTGCCAGCGGGTGTGGTTGATGACCCTCGAGCCGCCGGGCTCGACGCGGTTGTGAGCAACTCCCTGGTACCAGTCCCAGACGGCCTCTCGCTGGACCGGTGACTCGGCGGCCTCGGGACCGGAGTACGGGTCGTCAACGATCTGGAGACCCGTCGTGCCCATGCCGACGTACTGGCCGCCGATCGAGGTCGCCAGCAGGCCGCCGCCGGCCGCCGTCGTCCACTCGTCCACGGAGCGGCTGGCGAGCTCGACGCCGGCGGACAAGGTGAGCCGCTGCATCGTCCGGCTCTTGGATTGCGCGAGTCGCTGCGCCGAGGTCACGTAGGCGTGCTGGCTCGCCGGCGCGTTGGCTAGCAGCCAGGCGATCGCGTGCTGAATCGTGATCGTCTTGACGAACCGCGGCGGAAAGCTGATGAGCGCGTTGACCTCCTCGGTCCGCGAGCGCTCGATAAGCCGCCGCAGCGGCGCGACATGCGACGGCGATGGCCATTTCGGACTGATGCGCCCGATGAAGTCGCCGAGCGGCTCCACGTCGTACTGGGCCTCCAGCAGGGCGTGGTACTCGGCCTCCTCCTCGGGCGAGAGGGCCATCTCAGCCGTCGCTTTCCCCTTCGTCCTCGTCCTCGCCAAACATGTACGCCCCGACGCGGTAATTGAGCAGCGTGGCGATCATCGCCAGACAGCTCGCGGTCATCTCGTCGCCGAACGCGCGCAAATGGATGGTGCCATCGGCATCGAGCACAGCCACGAAGACGCCGCTCGCCCCCTCGGAGGCCTCGGCGATGTAGCCGACGGCGTCCTCGGGCCGCTTATCGCCACCGATCCAGCGGATGTCGGCCATCAGTTCACCGGCCTACTGATGCCGCGCACCGGCACCCATCGCTCGACTATTCGACCGCCGACGGCTTTCAGCTCAAGGCCCCACAGAGCGCCGCAAAAGCGACAAGCGACACCCTCCATGGGCACTGCCTCGCCATCGACTCGGCAATCAGGACAGTGGGATGGCGCTTTGGTCACTCCCCACCTCGCTCGCTCGCCAACTCCTCAACGCCCACCGTCGGCACGTCGGCCGGTTGAAACTCGAACTCGCACCCCGCGCAGAGATGGACGACGTGCGGCGTGGAGGCCCAGGCGCCGCGGTCAATATGCTGCTCGCCGCACCCGTTCGTCGGACAGATGAGGATCATCGGGATCGGCCGCGGCTCGAGGTCGAAGTCGAACAGGCCCTCGTCGAGCGGGGCCCGCTCCATCAACGAGCCTCGAGATGGCATGGGGTCGGGGACACGTTGCTCGAGGTCCATGTCTTTGAACTCGTCGTTAGCGCGGCGGAGTTGCCGATGAAACGTGCAAACCCGGTCCACGCCGTTGCAGGTCCACGGCGTACAGGGGTTGTCGATGAACACCATTAGCTCTCAGCCTCCTCGATTTCAATCCGCGTCCCGGCAACCGGACCGCGCTCCTGGGCGTACTCGATCTCCGCGGCCGCTGCCGTGTCGTCGACAATCAGCCGGGCTGCGACGAGCTCGTCCACAAGCGGCTTTGCCCCGCCGACGAGGTTGTCGGGGTCAAACATCCTGCCGCCCTTGCCGATGATCCGGGTGATGCGCACCCGGCGCGGCCCGTCCGCCATGGGCGCCCCCTGATTGATCGCTTCAGCAAGAAGGGCCCAGCCGTAGCTATGTCGCAGCTTGCGATAGGCGTGCGGATGGCGAAAGCGCCGGCGCAAAACGTTCGCGCTCACGACTTCGACAGGGATGGCGAGTGTGATCATCCGAGCTTCTTTCCGCACGAGCTGCAGAACGTCCCGCCGCTGTAGCTGTACTTGCTCGGGTGCTGGCAGGTCCGTGGATCGGTGGTCGAGCCGTTACCCTTGCAGGGCTCCTTGGAACCGGCGCTGCCCTTGCCAACTCCACAGGCAGTGCAGCCCGCGTTGCCCCAGGGCCCGTACATCCACCTGTGCTCGCGCGCCGGCGCGGGCGGCGCAGGCTCGGCGTCAACCGGCGCGCCCTCGCAGCCCTCGAGACAGCGCACGTAGTCTCCGATGACGGCCTCGCCGCGGTGACCGCATGGCGCGGTGGCGAGCGCGCCAATCATCCAGCCCTCGTCGCAGGCGCCATGAGCTCGGCGCCGCAGCCCTTGCGGGTACCGTCATCGCGGCAGACCCAGACCAGTTGGCCGCTGCGGAGGAAGGGGCCGCTCATCCTGCGATGGTCGCAGCTGGGACAGTAGAGCAGCTTCATGGCTTCTCCGGCCCCAACCGCGCCCACTCAACGGCCTCAGAGCGCGACTCGAAGGCGCCGCGCCAGCCGCCGTTATCCAGCTCGACGTACCAGCCCGGGCCATCCCACCCGGACGGGAAACGGTCGATGATGCCGCCCTCGAGCGGCCGCCCGTCGCGACGACCAATTGCGGCGTAGGCCGACACGAATCCGCGACGGCGGTGGCCGATCGGCGGATCAATCCCCGGCCGATGGTCGCCGAGCTTCGCCTCGGGGCGGACGCGGGGCTCTATCTCGGCAAAGCGGTCGGCCTGTCGCTCTGCCTCATCCTCGAGGCTGTCGATGGGGTCACACGATCGGCAGTCGAGCTCGTGGCCTTCCTGGTACGCCGCGCCGGTGGTGAGCTCGTGCTCGCAGGCAAGCGTGTAGACGTAGCCGAGGCCAACGGGAACGTCGCGGCGAGATGCGATGGCTTGCTTCACGGGGTCTCCTTGGTCTCGACGCTGTTCAACTCCGGACCCCAGCCCTCGAAGGTCCACTCCCATCCGGGGTTCTTGACCCAGAGCTTCTGGCCGGTGGCGAGGTCGCGGAAGCGCCACGACTTTTTGCAGCGCGCCTCGACGATGGCCGTCTGTCGGACGCCGCCGATACGCCATCGTGACCAGCGCTGCCCGGGATGAACCTCTCGGCATCCGTGGACGCCGCATCCCTCGCACGGGCTCTTGAGCTGCGCATCAGCGGCGTGGGACGCCTCGAGCAGCGACATCGCCCACTCATGCGCCGCGGCCGGTGGAAGCGTCCAAGCGCTCTCGGGCGATGGCGAGACCGTGCCCTCAGCGTCCACGATCTGAACGTAGACGCGGCCCCTGCGAGCAAAGAATCGCGTCTGCGGTTGCTCGCCGGGATCTGCAGCGGCTTCGCGCTGGGCGCGGCGGATGGACAGGTCGATGATGTCGCTCACCCGGACTCCTTAATCTGAGCAGCGAGCCCCGCTCGATAGGCCCGCTCCAACTCCTCGCGAACCGCGCGACGCGTCGCCGTCACCCGCATCTCGCCGGGATTGGCGGTACTCGGCGAGTCGTCGATGCGACGGGCTGCCCCGAGGAGGCAGGTGCAGTATTTCTCGCGGCCGTCCTCGGTCGGGAACCAGCCTTTGCCGAGACATTCGGGGCAGTCGAGATAGGGACCCAACTCCGGCTCGGCGCCAAGCTGAAGCCTGAGCCCGGCCTCACCGCTACACCCGCACTCCCACCAGCTGCCGGGCGGCATGATGACGGCGTCGGAGGTCCCCAGGAGGCGAGCCCACTCCTCCTGTGTCGCCGGCCGGGCGCAGGTGCGGCAGGTAAGTGGCTTCATCGGGGACACCACCACTGCACGAACGCGAGCCACCCGGGCAGGCGCTCGTAGAGGTAGGCCGACACGGCCACGGCGCGCCAGTGCGGGGTGTCGTAGACGAAGGCGTGGTGCTCGCCGGGCCCGGCGCGGCGCGGGAAAGGAAGCCGGTCCGTCGCGTAGATCGGGAAGCCACTGAGGGCGACGGCGAAGGGGCTCAGCCGTTCACTCGCCATCGCCGGGCTCCTCTCGGCAGTGGCACTCGCAGACGTAGCCTTCGAGACCGGTGCACTCGTCGTGCGGTTTACCGTCGATCTCGTCCTCCTCGCAGGTCCAGCAGTACCCTTCCTCCTCCATGATGGCGCGCAGGACTGCATTTGAGGCGCTCCACTGCCCGCCATGGCTCCCCTCGCGCTCCGCCGCGTTCATGCTATCCGCCATCGTCGGACTCCTCACGCTCGCCACCAGCCTCGATGGCGCGAGCGGCGCAGCGGGCGCCGTAGCCGAAGTTGCAAGCAGTCGCTGCCTTCTCAACGCTCGCCGCGTGCGCGGACTCCTCGTAGAAGGTGTCGGCCATCGCGTCGGCGAGTTTCACCGCCGCGGCTCGCTCATGGTCGATGGTAGCGAGGAGGCGCTCGATCCGATTATCCGGGTACAGCAAGCCGAGCGGGTGCTCCGCTCGGGATCTCTCCAGATCTGCGCGGACGCTGGTCAACTCCTCGGCGGTGAGCGGCTTGGCGTCAGTCGACATCGTCAACCTCCTCGTCGGCCATGAACGCGACCTGGGATCCGTCATCGATTGCCGTCTCGAAGGCGGCGTCGAGCAGTTCGTGGACCGGGGTGGTCCCGTCCTCCTCCTCTTTCTCGAGCGCCTGGCGCACCTCCTCGGCGAAGACGTTCGGGTCGGTGATCGTTGGGCCGACGAAGTCGTTGTTCGCGTTTACGATCTCGAGGTTCGGCGCGTTCCTGGCCGCCGTGGCCAGCGTCTCGACGCCGATGCTGATGACGAGCCGGCCCTGGTAGACAGAGACGTCGAGCAGCTGCCGGCGCGCCTCGAGGATGTCGTCGCTCGCCATCACTTCCTCGCTTTCTTCCCGGCGCCCTTGGTCGCCTTGGATTTCTTCGCGGGCACCTTCTTGGCCGGCCGCTTCACCTTCGCCGCTGGCTTCACTGGCTTCGAGGCCGGCTCCGACCCCGACTGCCCCAACGCCGCCCGCCGCTTCGCCTCGAGCTCGGCGATGCGCCGCATCCGCTCGGCGTCCGAGAGCTGCGTCACCGCCGTGGCCACGACACCGACGGCACCGCCGAACTCGTGCTTCTTGGCTGCCTCGAGGCCCTCGATCTTGGCGATCTCGCGAACCGCCGCGACCGCCGCGCTGTAGTCGCCCTTGTCGCCGCGCTCGAACGCCTGCTTGGCCAGGGCCTCGAGGAAGCGCACCCGGCGAGCTCGTCGGTTCGGCCGCTCCTCGGCGGCCTCCTCGGTCCAGATGTCGTAGACCGCGGCGAGGTACTTGGCTGCCTGGCGCTCGGTGACGCCGAACTCGGCGGCCGCTGCTCGGATGGCCTCGGCCGGCCGGCAGCCGCGGGCCAGCTGCTTCTCGACGAACACGAGGCGGTCCACCATCTGCGGAATGCCTTTGCGCCCGGTCTTTTTGGGCTTGCCTTTTGGCTTTGACTTTGCTTGTGCCATGAACGCTTCTGAACCTTTCTCAGCTCAATCGGAGCGACTCGCCGGTGGCTTCCCAGGTGAGTTCATAGAGCCACCATGGAATCTTCCGGGCGAGTCGCTCGCAGTCTTCGATCGGCATCGAGTAGACCGTCGCGGCGATTGCTCCGATCGACGAGTTTCGTACCGACGTCAACTCGTTCCGCCACTGCTCGAAGCCCTTGGCGCACTCCGGCGGCTCGACTATCTGGCATAGATGCCTTGCCGCGTCGATGAGACGTTCGCGGATGCATCGGATTCCAGCCAGCGCCTCTAGCGCCTGGACTAGCTTCTCTGCCCAATAGCGTTCGGTTGCTCTCGCCATCAGTCCAGCACCCGAATCGCCCGCGGCTGCCCCGGCCAACGGCTGATGTACCCTTTGCCTTCGAGCGCCATCAAATGCTCGCTAACGGCGTTAGTGCTGCTGATGTCCATCAGCTCGCCGATCTCTCTCACCGTCGGCGGGAACCCGTGCTCGGTGATGAACTCGCGCAGCACGTCCAGCACGTCGCCTTGCCGCGGCGTGAGCTTTGGCCGAGGCTTGGTCTCCATCTCGGCCTCGGCCTTCGTGGCCGGCTGAATCTCACCCATTGCCGGCCCCCTTCAGCGCCTCGCACTCGGCCACTCGCCAGTGACCGGGAACCATCACCGGCTCGCCGACAGAGTCATCGTCGAAGCGCTCACGACAGTGGACCAGTCCGCCTCGGAGGTCGTAGACGACGACCCGGGCCCGGCCGAACTCGAGTCGCACCACATCGCCGGGCTGGCAGTCGTGAAGCCGCTCGGGGTTGCGGGTCCGCGGCTTGCTCTTGGCCGGCGCCTTCGACTTCGCCCTCGGCTTGGCGGCACGCGCCTTCATGCGGCACCCCGGCGGACCTCGCGCACGATCATCGAGCGCTTGAACTCCGCGATGGCCTGCTCGGCGCGGTTGAGCTGCCGGCGGAACTCGTCGGCCTCCGCCTTGGCGTCCCTTACCCGCCGGCGCAGCTTCGCAGCGTCGCGGTCCTCGGACTCGAGGGCGGCCACGCGCTTCTCGAACTCGGCCGCGGTCTGTTTCGCCCGGCTCAGCTCCTCGCGCACGGTCTCGAGCTCGGCGGTGGCCACGAGCAACTTGTTCTCGAGCGGCCTCTGCTCATTCTCGAACCGCTCGAGCTCGGACCGGAGCATCGTCCGCTCGTTGAGCAACTCGAGGGTCGTCTTCCGTTCCTCGGCGAGAGCCGCCTCCTTCTCTCGCTCGGCGTTCAGTCGCCGGGCGTGAGCATCGGCGAGAGCCGCCTCGAGCCCCGCGACCTTTTTGACCGCGCTCTGCTGCTCTACCTGTCGTCGTTGCTTTCGTTTTACCTTTGCGCTCATTTCCTGCCCTTTCGTCCAGCACACCGCCACAACCACTCAGCCGCCGTGATCGCCCCGACGACAATCGCCGCAGCACCCAGCACGGCCAGGTCGATTGATGCCCAGCTCATTTCTTGCCTCGATGTCGAAGTTTCATCGGACCGGTCCACCCGCACTTCGGACACCGGCCCATGCGCCCCTTGCTGCCCTCGACGACCCGAAGCGCCGCGCGCCGGCAGTCCGGTGCCGGGCAGATGCGGGTTACTCCGCCGTTGACCTCGCTCATCGCGCAGCCGCCTTGGTCGGCTTCCTGAAAATCCAGTAGCCCGGGTGTCGGCAGTCCACGGTCAGGTCCTCTCGGTACCAGTCCATCTCGCGCACCCGCTCGCGAGCTTCTTCAGCGTCCTCGCTATCACGTCGGCGGACCTGACGCACAATCGAGCCGAACCGCTTGGACGCGATGTTCATGCCACGGCCCTGGTGGTTCAGCTTCACAGGAGACCGCCGACGGCCAGCCCGAGCATGAAGCCGATCACCAGCACGCCAACGATGCGCGCCATCGACTCGCTCGGCTCGGGTTTGATGACGAGGCCCGACCCCGCCGCGTTGTAGCGGTCGCGTAATGGAGCCGTGTCCGTGGAACCGTGCCAGTTCATGCAGCCTCCTTGGCTTCCTCGAACTCGACCAGCGCAGGCACGCCGTCGAGCCGCGCCTCGATCTCGTCGGCGATGTCGCCGATGACGTGGCCAGCTTCCGCTCGCTGGATGGCGTAGAGCACCGTGGTGTGATGGCGGTTGAAGACGCGGGCGATCTCTTTCAGGCTCGCCGCGGTACGTCGCCGCGCCAGAACCATCGCCACCTGCCTGGCCTGGACGGTCGTTCGATGCACTCGAGGTCCGCGGACGTCGGCAGCCGTGACGCCGCAGTGCTTTGCTGCAATCGCGATCATCTTCTCGACGCCCTTGACCAGCGCTGGCAGTCGCTCGGCCTTGCGGGCGCGGTGAAATTGCTGGTTGCAGAGCGGAGCGCAGAACCGACGCTTCGCTCCGCTAATCTCAGCGCCACACCAGCACTTTCTCGCGGCCGTTGCAGCCCGTCGCACGGCTTCGCGGTACTTCGCCTTGGCTCGAGCCAACTCGGCCCGCGCTTCCGCGAGCTCGGCATCGAGACGCGTCGCGCGCGCTGCCGCTGTCTCTTCCCTCTTCACGCCGCTCCCCTGTGTCGCTTCATCGGCGTTGTGGTGAGTCCGAACCGGCGCACCAGCTTGCAGGTCCAGCACTTGAACATCTGCGGCCACGTGGATGGCCCGGCGCGGTACTCGCCGTCGGATGAGTGGCGCCGGGGACCGCGGCACTTCTCGCACCAGAGGATGGCCTCGACGGGCTCGACCATGTTCATTGAGTGCCTTCCTCGAGCAACTTGGCGAGGCCACGGAGAACGGAGGCCATGGTTTCAGCCTTGATGGCAGCCGGGAACTCTCGATCCACCGCCAGATCCGCCTCGGCCTTGAGCAGCTTGCAGCGGACCTCGACGAGCTGGTCTTGTAAGCGGCTTACGTCTTCGGCTCGGCGGTCGGCGACGGCTTTAAACCGGGCGGCGGTGCCCTTGGCTTGTCGAAGGTCCTCCTCGATCTTCCTTCGCGCGTGGTCGGCCCGTAGATACTCCTCGCGGTTGTGGCAGGCCGGGCAGCCTGTTGCCGGGCGGCGTGGATTGCTCTGGTATCGGAGGTTGCACTGGCCGCAGTGCATATCGAGCTCGCCCTGGCAGCTTCGTGCCTGGCGATTCTTTTCCAATTCATCTCGGTCGCGCTCAAGTTGGGCGACTCGCTCGAGCACGCTATCCATCTCGTCTGCCATCAATGCACCGTCTTCCCTGTTCGTTTGGCTTCGATTCGCCGCGCGCTGTCGCGGTACAGACCCACGTCGCGCACGCGCGCAAAGAACTCGTCAACGCTGATGCGGCCGTCGCGCAGGAAGTCCCATGCCTCTTGGTCGTGGACGCAGTCGGCGATGCACTTCGCCGTGACCGCATCGCGGAAGGCCTGGAGGCACTCCTCGCAGAGCGGCGGCGGCAGCTCGGTGTCGAGCAGCTTGGCAAGCTCCTCGGCATGGGCGTAGTAGCCGCCAGCGGGCCGCTCGATGACCGGCCGCGTCTTGCAGCGAGGGCACGTGCCATCGGCTCGCGTGGCCCACTTCACTTGCCACCGCCCAACTTGAGCTGCCCGAGTCGCACCTGGCCGCCAACGCGCTTCGCGGACGGTCCGCCGGCCAACACGCCCAGCTGTGCGCCACGCTTCGCCCGTCGACGGACCGCGGTGTAGGCGTCGATGAAGCGCGCCCGCGTACTGGTCACGTTGGCCTCGAGGCAGATGTCGCGCCAGCCGATCGCTCGCACTGCCTCCGCGATCTCCTCGTGCTCAAAGCACGGCGCTCGATACGCCCCGTCGCGGGCCACGGCGCGTAGCACTTCGGCCCAGGCGAGCTCGGGCTCGGGAAGGTCGGCCACCGCGAGCATGGCGACCTCTTCGCGGATCTCAGCGACGCTGGGCCACCACTTGCTCACCGCGATGAGGCGACGGAGCGCGTCCTCAACGTCCTCGACGTCCAGGTCGGCGAGACACTCGCAGTAGATCGCCACGCGGTTGCGCTCGAGCTCCTGGCCGTAGGCGAGAGACGCCACCGAGAGAGCCCTGGCCATCGCCGCCTTGCTGCTAGCGGTCATGCTGCCTTTCCTTCTCGGCCTCGGCCTCGAGCTCGCGGATGTAGGCGAGCGTGCCGGGGGTCGGGCCACCGCGCTTGCGACCGGCCATCTTCGCCATGAGCGCGTCGAACTGCTTGCGCAGCTTGCCGGCGCTCAGGATGTTGCCTTGCCAGAACGAGTCGGTCTGCGACCACTCGAGCACCTCGCGAATGCGATCCCAGGAATGGCCATCGAGACGATGGAGCTTGTCGAGGTCGGGCGCCCACCGCTTCACGTGGGCCTCGGGCTTCCGGGCCGGACTGGAGTCGGGTAGCCGGTCGGCGATGAGGGTGACGAGCAGCCGGGCGAGATCGAGTGCCTCGGTGGGGATCTCAACCTCGCGCGACGCGCGAGGAGAATCCTGCTCCCTGCTACCTGCTACCTGCTTACTGCTACCTGCTACCTGGATAGCGCTTGAGTAAGCGATGCCATCGGGGAAGGCATGAGCGAAGGCATCGACGTAGGCATCGCTTAAGGCATAAGCTAAGGCTTTAACCTCTCGCCATATCTCACCTTTTAGGGAGCACTCGGGTATGCGTTCCCACCCCTTCGCCCACCCTTTGAAGTGGTTCAGCGAGGTAGGCTTCGTGCTCTTGCGAGGGGTCCCGTCCGAGTGTCGAAGGGCCCTCGGAAGCCATACGATCCCTGCCTCCGTGTCTGCCTTCGCCAAGCCTTCGTCTATGGCTTCGCCAAGGCATAGCTCTAGGCTTGGGAGCGGCCATCGGAGGTCGTCGGCGAGCACCGCCGGGCGAGCAACGACGACACCGGGGATCTTGGTCGTGCGGCGCCCGGTCAAGAGATAGAGCCACAGCGCCTGTCCGCTCGGCTGGAGCGGCGAGAGCCGACGAAAGGCGCTGTCGTCCCAGACCTCGACCTCGACGGTCTTGTAGATGCGATGCTCGCGGGTCATCGCGCCCGAGCCTCCTGCTGTCGCCGGTGCCACTCGCGACCGATCTCGAGGCAGCGCTCGCACTGCAGTCGCCCTCGAGCTTTCTTGCCGCCGCACCTACCGCATCGTCCGGCAGCCTTTAGCCCTGCCCTCCGCTTCGCCTGCCACTCTCGATTGATCCGGCGACGACACTCTTTGTAGGCTCTCTCGCTGTACGGATACGTGTTGTCGCCGCCGAGCCGATGGCCGAGGTGACAGTGTGTTTGCCGTCGTCTCGCACCGATGTCCACAACGGTTCCCTCGACGGCGTGAGCCGGGTTACAGCAATGCCGCGCGTGCTCGCAGCGAAGGAGCGCCTCGACCTCGTCTTGCGTGATCGGTCGGTCGGCTCCGTTGGCGACACCGGTCGCCAGACGCGCTGCATCGACGACCTTCCAGTGCCCGTTCAGCTTCCAGCGGAGCTGCGGGTAGCCTTGGGTAGTGATGCACGCTGTCCAGAGCCAGCAGCCCGTCTCGGAATCAACGGTGACCTTGTCCCAGTAGCGCTGGGGCAGCCGCGGGTCGCCGAAGTTCAAGAGGCCCTCCGCAACCCGCCAGGCAGCCGCACTCGCTCGACCCGGACCTCCTCGATGCCCCACGACTCGACCGGCACCGCGCCCTTACTGGCCTCCTCGATGCGCGCCGCCAGCTCGTGACCCGGCCGGCGGCGGCCGAGCTCGAGGTAGCAGACCATCGACTGATCGCAACCGAGGAGCCGGGCCGCCGGCTGCTGAGTCAACCCGGCGGCGACGCGCCAGCGGCGAAGGAGTATTGAGCCGTGGGCGGCGCGGCCGGGCTCGGGCTTGGATTCAGCCTGGCCAGCTTGCCCCGGTGTCCCAGCCGTCCCCGGCGCCACGGTGTGGATTGCCGCGGGATGGCAATTTGCCACGGCGCCAGGCAAAAAAGAGAGGGTGTCGAGTTCAGCCATCTAGACTGTCCTCGGGCGAGGAGGTGTCCCTGGCTATCGCAAAGACCGCCTTCGCCGCCGGTCCGAGGGTCCTCACCGCGGCTGTGAGCGCAGCGAGCTTCTCTTCGGCGGTCTGTTCCCGTCCTTGCTCGAAGCGGCCGCCGCGGAGGCGGCAGACGGCATCAACGAACCCCTGATCGATGAAGATGAAGTAGACAGCCAGCTTCATCTTCAGGTCGTGCCGGCCGCGGTCGGCGAGGAGGTTGTCGAGGACGGCGTTGGAGATCTTCAGGTCGGCCGCGACCTGCTTTCGCCCGCGTCGATCGGCAGCGTGTCGGCAGGCCTCGAGGAGTGTCGGCCAGTGCCGCCGGATGATCCCCTTCCAGTCAAACCGATCCTCGAGTTCGAGGGAAAGCTGATCTCTCTCTGTCATTTCAGCTGTGTGCCTCTGTGTGTGATTCAAACGCAGCGCCACACGCGGGCCGCCGGTTAGGGTGAAATCCCGATGCCGCTGGAGACCCACACCGCCCCGCCGATAGGCTCGATCGATGGACGAAATCAGCATCCCGCCGAAGACGGCGGCCATCCTCGTAATCGGTGCGACCGTGATCATCGGCCTGGTGGTCTGGGGCGTCGCCAGCGACGACAGCAGACCGGCAGCCGGAAGCGAGCGAGCCGAGCCCAGTGCGGCCGCGGCGCCGAAGCCCCGAGCCCCGGCCGACTTCCACGGCCACATCAAGGCGACCTATCTCGACGCGTGCAGCTTCAACGTCACCTCGGCATCGGAGAACCGAGTAACGACCGCGGCCAGCATCGTCGCCAACAAGCAGCGCGGCCACGACTTCAACCTCTGGAATCTCGGCTTGACCTTTCGCCGAGAGGGTGCGGCGTGGACGTGCCAAGGGATGGACGACGAGAACACCGGGGCCTGCGGACTCGCCCTGATCCACTGCGAGCGGTGACGAGCAAATTGCGGGGCGCGACGGTGTTTCATGAGCCCAATCGCGAAGACCGGACCGGGATCTCCCCGGCCACCATGCCGCCGCGCCCCGCGACATCAAAGCCACTAGCTCGCCTTCCGGGCCTGGCTCCGCTTTTTGGCCGGCCGCGGCAGTGGGCCGAAGAGAAGAGTTTGGCGCGAGATGCCGAGGGCGCTGGAGATCGCCTCTTCGTTCTCGGTCTTAGGCTCGTAGACCCCGGTCTCCCAGCTGGAGACCGCCTGCGCGGTGACTCCAGCCAGATCGCCAAGCTCGCTCTGTGTGAGGCCGCGATTCTCCCGGAATCGGCGGATGCGGAGACCTAGAGACATGGATCCCTCGGTACCAAATCTCACCACTGAGGTCAAGTCTAACTTGAGGATTGACCCAGTCGGACATGCCGCGGGGCGCGATACACTCAAGCCTGGCTTGATGCGCAGGAAGATAGATATCCGAAAGTTCCCGAAGGACTACAAGTTCCTGGTGACCGACCGCGCCGTTGAGTTGATCAAGGCGAAAGCGAAGAGAGAACGCTGGGGAGACACAGAGCTCTCACGCAAAGCGAAGGAGGCAGCTCTCCTTTGGGGCCGCAACCTTGTTGACCTGTCGAAGTTGAGCAGTACAGCTGTAACCAACGTCCTCGACAGGGATAAGCCTGATCCGGTGATGCAGAGCAAGCTGATCCCCTACCTCCTCCTGGGCGTGGGGGAGGAGTTGACTTTTGACCTAGTACTCCCCTGTGAACCGGGGGAGACGGCGCTGATTGTTGACGAAGCAGACGCCTGGGCCTTCGAGGCGTTCTCTGCCTATCCTGAGCTCAGAGGCTTGCTGACTACCTACAAGCAACGCCTCCACGACCGCGGCGAAGAATCTCGCTAGCGGCTCCGGGCGGCTAGGCGCGCGGCCGCCGTCACATCGCCAGTGCCGCGGGCCCTGCCTGAGCGCTGTCCCTCGGCCCGAGTTATCGCGCTCTCGATTTCCTCGAGGGCGCACTCCATATCCCGCCTCGCCGCGGACAGGTCCGCGACGCGGCCTCGACATGTTCGCCAGAGCTTCTCTGCCTCTGTGATGTAAGCGACCGCACTCACAAGCCGCTCGAGAGCTCGCCACTCCGGCCCGTCTTTATCCCTACCCATTGAACCCAATGTGAGGGAGAGCCACCCGGAGGGCCATCAGGATTTCTCCCGGACATTTTGCTCAAGTTTGACTTGACATGACTCAAGTTGAACTTTAGAGTGGGTCCATGGTCAACGAGCACACCGGGAAGTCGCCCGAGGGCGCCCCCCACGTCACCTGCCCGCTCACGGGCCGGAGCGTCCTCCGTAATTCGGAGATCGGCCTCGCCATCCGGCTTGGCCACCACGCCGACCTGCCTGCCCTCTGGCGTCGTTACGACTACGCCGGAGCTCGGCAGCGGGCCTGCACCGACCGGCAGTACGTCGCGGACGTGCTGGCCGCGCACGCCGCCCGCAATGGGCGCGAGTACCGGAGGGCGGTCTAGTGGCCGGCCTCCATCCCTTCGTTGTCATCGCTGGCGGCCTGAACGCTCGCGCCCGCGAGCTTGCCAACGAGCGACCGGCTGCCGAGGCGCCCGAGCCGCGTTGCTCGTCGTGCCGTGACCGCGGTTATCACGTCGCCGACCGGCTCATCGACGGCCGCTGGCAGACCGTCGAGGTCGCGTGCCTCGCCTGCACCGGACCGGAGGCCGCGTAGTCATGGCCAAGGTCACCGTCGAGATCGACACCAACACGGTCGAGCTGCTCGCCGACTTCGTCTACTGGCTCCGCCGCCAGGACCACTACACCGGTCGCGATGCGGCGAAGCACAAGCAGGCCAGCGAGGCCGTGCGCACCGCTCGAGCCGACGCTTCAACCGCTGTCGCCGCCGACCTGGCCGCCAACATTCAGGCCGTTCTCGACGAGCGCGCCGTCGCCGGCAAGGTCAAGGACGATCCCGGCGTCGATGCCGAGGGCTGGCCCGGCGTCTGGCGCTGTCGCCCGCGGAGGGCTGTCTAGATGGCCCAGCACGCCTGCACCGAATGCGGCGCCATCCGCTCGTCCGACCAGCTGGTCTACTGCGTCCACTGCGACGGGCACACGTGCCTCGGGCCCGACGAGATCACCTACGTCCCCTACGGTGACGACATCGCCGCCGACCTGGTGCCGACGATCAGCGAGTGCGAGGGCCGCCACGAAGCTTCGCACGAGGTGGTCTCGTGATCGGCATCGGCTACCGCGACTCGGCGCTTCGCCGCGATGTCGCCAATCGCACCGCCTCGCATATCCGCGTCTCCATTTTGCCCGCGGACATCGGCGCCGGCTGGACCGCCACCGCGCTCATCAACGACACCGTCCGCTCGAGGTGGTGCGCCACGAAGGGTGACGCTCGCGCGACGGTGACTGCCTGGCTCGCGGAGGTAGCGCGATGACGCTCCGCGGCGCCATCCGCTCGATCGTGGAATCAGTCCGCGTCTGCGATGTCCGGCTCCACCTCCGCCTCGGAGTTCCCGAAGATCACAGCCGTGCTGCGTTCGAGATTCTCGTCGAGCTCGGCGCCGAGGTTCGTCGAGCGGTCTACTCCGGCGCCAACGGCGAGCCCCCATTCGTAATTGAAGTGGCCGAACTCCCCATCGGCCTCGGCCATGTCGCTGAGCAATGGTCGCGCCCGGCTACCGCCGACGAGATTGCGCAGCTCGAGGGACCCAAAGTTTTCGAGCTGCCGCACTCCAGCGCTCGTGCTCGGAGGCTGCCGTGATGTTCAGAGACCCCGCGACCACCCTTGCTGTCCTGGGAGGCCTCGTCGGCGACGACGGGGCGAGAGACTACTGCCGAGGTCTAGGATTCGGCTCAACGGGCCCAGGTGCTTCGGAGCCTCGAGGACGCTCGAGGAGTTCCGACGCGGAGGCACCCAGCATCGGTGACGAGCTCGTCTCGGGGTCTCGTTTTGTTGTCGATTCGGAACGCGTCGGCATGGTGGGCGGGGAGATCCCGTCACGCGCCCTCGATGAGGTCGGTGAAACACCGCCGCGTTCCGATCTTTTTGCCGGCGGCCCGAGCATCTCTCCCCAGGTGTTGCTCGTGACCAGGGTCGCCGGCATCTCTCTTACCCGACCGGGCACGGCTTCCCCTGGAACCCCCGCGACTCGTCGTGCCCGGTCGGCTTTCTTCGAGACCAGGCCATGAGACGTCTCAGCACCTCACGCGCCCGCGTTTTCCGGCGCTGCCCGCGCGAGCACCAGCTGCGCTACGAGAAGCGCCTCGAGTCGCTCTCCGACCGCGCCGCGGCTCGCTTTGGGACGCTGTTCCACAACGGTCGCGATGCCTGGTTCGCGGCTCACGCCACCGGCCTGCGCGGCGAGGAGCAGCTCGTCGCGGCGCTCGCCGAGATCAAGGCCACCGCCACCGATGAAACCGACGAGTACGAGCTCGCGAAGGCGCTCGCGCTGATGGTCGGCTACCACGAGCGCTGGGGCGACGAGCCGATGAGGGTCCTCGGCACTGAGATGGAATTCGAGGCGCCCTTGCTCAACCCGGACTCTGGCCGCCCGTCTCGGACCTGGCTCTTTGCCGGCAAGGTCGATGGCGTCGTCCAAGAGATCGAGGAGTTCGACGGCCTGGCCTGGCTCAACGAGCTGAAGACCTCCACCGAGGACGTCTCGCCGGGCTCGACCTACTGGGAACGTCTGCTCGTTGACGACCAGGTGAGCAACTACCACATCGGGGCGGCGGCCCTCGGCCTCGAGGTCGCCGGGTGCATCTACGACGTCGCGAAGCGCCCGGCGCTGAAGCCCAAGCAGGCAACTCCAGAGGAGTCGCGCAATTACACCAAGGGCAAGGCATGCAAACTGTGCAAGCCGCGCCCGGCGCCGGTCAAACACTGCGCGGTCTGCGCCGGTTCGGGCTTCGAGGAAGCGCCCCGGCTCTACGCGAACCAGCGCGCCGAGGACGAAACGCCAGGCGAGTACTACCAGCGCATCCTCGAAGACATCGCCGCGAACCCGGAGGGCTACCTCCGACGCCACAAGGTCGTCCGGCTGGCCGACGAAGTCATCGACGCCCGGCGCGATCTCTGGCGCACCTCGCGCGAGATCCGCGAGACCGAACTGGCGGGCTACGCCCCGAAGAATCCAAGCGCATGCACGCGCTTCAATTCTCGATGCGAGTACTTCCCGATCTGCTCGGGAACGGCGAGCGCAAGCGACCCGACACTGTACCGCATCCGTGAGACCGAGCTCCCAGAGCTCTCCACCCCGACGAAGGAGAAGTCGACAAATGGCACAGACCAAACCGAAGCCCCATCCCCAGCCCCAAACCCAGGCGAAGCCTTCGCCGACGAGCGCTCCGTCAACGGCGCCGACCGAGACCAAGAAGCCCTCTTCTAGGCTCGGCATGGTCCGGCGCGGTCGGATTCCTTCGCCACTCCGCGCCCTGATCTACGGCGTGGAGGGGGTCGGGAAAAGTACTCTCGCCGCCGCCTCGCCAAACCCGATCTTCTTCGACATCGAGGGTGGCTCCGACCACCTCGACGCCGTTCGCTACGTCTGGCGCGAGAACGGCAACGGCCATATCCCCCGGTCGATGGCCGACGTCTACGACGCCATCCAGGATCTCGGTCGCAGCGATCACGACTACAAGACGCTCGTCATCGACACCATCGATGCCCTCGAGCCGCTCGTCTGGGACTCGGTCTGCAAGGCGTACTCCGGCAAGAAGGGCGCGCTCAATAAGAACGGCAAGAAGATCGCCACGATCGAAGAGTTCGGCTGGGGCAAGGGTTTCAACGTGGCTGTCGATGAGTGGCGTCGTTTCTGCTCGATGCTCGACCGGCTTCGCGCTCACCGCGACATGGCCATCATCCTGCTCGGCCACTGCCACGTCCGCACCTACAAGAACCCGATCGATGACGACTACGATCGCTTCTACCTGCGCCTCCACGACAAGGGCGCCGGGATGGTCAAGGAGTGGGCGGACGTCGTCGGGTTCTGTAGCTTCGAGGAGGTTGCCGACCGCCTCGACGGCGAGCACCGAGCTCGCGGCGTCTCGACCGGCCGCCGGCTGATCCATCTCACCCGCACCGCGGCATGGGACGCCAAGAGTCGCATCGCCCTGCCCGACCAGGTCGAGATCGACCTCGAGCACCCATGGCAGCCGTTCGCCGAGGCGCTCGACCTTGCCCGCGCCGCCAGCCCCGAATACCTGCGCCAGCTCATCGAGGGCGAGTTGGCGCGCCTCGACGACCCCGACACCCGCACCCGCGTCGAAACCGCCGTGGCAGGCGCCGGCGACGACGCCGGGACCCTCTCCAAATTCTTGGTGCGCCTCAAGCAGATGGCCACCGCAACCGAGACCGAGACGCAAGAGGAGTCTACCGATGAGTAATTTGATCCGAGAAGGCACCGTCCCCGCTGTTGCGCGCGGCTACGCGTTCGGCGAAGCCAAGACTGGCACCGAGCAAATCGGAGTGCAGTTCGAGCTCCTGGGCGGCCCGGACACCGGCCGGATGATCACCTGGTACGGGTACTTCACCGAGAAAACCTACGAGCGGACGCTCCAGAGCCTCCGCTACATGGGATGGAAGGGCACCGACGTTACCAACCCGGGCGAGCTCGATCAAAAGGTCATGCTCGTCATCGCGCACGAAGAGGACCAGAACGGCGACATGCGCGCCCGGGTTCAATGGGTCAACGGCTACGGCTCCGCGGCCATCCGCCTGAGCAAGCCCATGACGCCAGACAAGCTGCGCACGTTCAGTGCCCGGATGGCGAAGCGCGCCGCGAAGGTGCCCGAGCTCGAGGGTGAGCGCGCGCCGGATGAGGTGCCGCCGCCGAGCTCGAACGACTCGGACTGGAGCGACGATCAGCCGCCTCCCCCGGGGCCGGACGACTTCGGGGGCAGCGACTTCAACGACGACATCCCCTTCTAGGTCCATGTCCGTCGTCGTCATCATCCTCCTGTCGGCTGTCGTGCTGGCCCAGTCCACCTCGGTGGTGCTGGGCCGGCGCGGCCGCCGACTGGAGTTGGCGCCCCTCCAGTGCGCCTGCGGCCACAGTGCTTGCTATCACGGGCCTAAGGACGGCAAGCAGGCGGTCTGTCACCAGTCGGGGTGCCACTGCCAGACGCTTCTGATGCCGAGCCTCATCCCGGCTGCCCGGGCGCTGGCGGAGAGAACCTAGCGATGTTTGCGGCCACCTACGCAAACTACTCGCCCGACTGGTGGACGCCCGGCGCGTGGTGGGACTGGGTCCGCGCCAGCTTCGGCACCGATGACGTGTTCGACCCGTGCCCGGGGACATGGCAGCCCGGGGACCCGAGTGGACTGGAGATCCACTGGCAATGGCCGGCCTACGTCAACCATCCGGGCTCGCGAGGCTCGGCGCAGAAGTGGTGGTCCGTCGCCCAGCTGCAGACATGGACCCGCTGTCGGTGCCGCGTCACAGCCGTGCCGCCGAATTACACGAAGCGGTGCAAGGAGTGCGGCGAGCGGTTGATGGGCCGGCCACTCGAGCAGTCGCCTCTCATCTGGTGCGCCTTTTCCGTCGAGCAGCTGCGCCATATGCGCCCGTCGCCGCTCGAGATTCCCGGCACCCTCGTCGCTCCCCGTGAGCGCGTGGCGTTCCTCTGGGGAGGCGACAGCGGGCGCCCAGAAAAGGGAGGAGCGATGCGCATCCACGGCGCGCCAATGAGGTCGCCCGGCAACTGGACGGTCTTCTGGGCGTCGGCGGGCGTCGAGGTTGCGACGCCGCCGGTGGAGTCGATCGTGGTGCCAACGGGACGGGGTTCTCGATGAGCCGCAAGCCCGAGTTCTGGGGCACCCCGGGTGACAGGCACCTGAGCTGCACCTCGGTAGACGAGGCGGTCGAGATGATCCTCGAGCGCTCCTGGCCGGACCGCCCCGAGCATGTCGTGGTCGCCGGCTTCGCCCCGATCTCGCGGTACCTGCCGCACGTCTGCGAAGAGGTGTGCCGGCACACCGTCGATGTTTGGTCTTGGTGCCGCCAGTACCGGCCGGACCTGCTTGGCCCCGAAGAAGACCAAGGCGATGGGCTGGGAGGGCATCCGTGAGCCGTCTGCCGGCGATCACGATTTGGCAGCCCTACGCCTGGGCTATCGCTGCCGGACACAAACGCGTTGAGAACCGGACGTGGTTGCCGCGAATCGTCGGCGTTGACATCGCGATCCATGCCGGCAAGACGCTGGACGAGGACGCTCTGCTCGCGATGCAGGTCGGCTCCTACCTCCCCGATCGCGGTGACGCCCCCGAGGCCGACCAGCTCGCTCGCGGAGCCGTAGTCGCCGTCGCCCGCTTGTTCGCTGCGACCCGCTATCCCGCCATGGTCCAGTCGCAACTCGGCGCCGGCCAGCTGCGGTGGTTCAACGGGCCGGTCGGCTGGCTGCTCAGCGACGTGCGGAGACTGCCGGAACCCGTGCCCTGCCGCGGTGCCCAAGGACTCTGGGCGTTGCCCGGCGACGTGGACGCGGCCGTGCGTCGACAAGTCGAGGTTGCAGCATGATCGAAGCCACCTGCCCCAGCTGCCAGGGACCACTCGGCAAAACCTACTGGACCGCCATCCCCGGCGTCAACGGTCCGCTCTGCGACCCCTGCCACAAGAGCAAGCTGGCCGCCGGCGAGATCGGCGGGGCGATGTCGCGGAGCGATGGCGTCGAACTCACCTCGGCGCCAGCGAAAGAGCGCGACCTCTCCGGCGAGCCGTGGGCCTCGATGGCGGAGGGCTTCGCGCGGGCGAAGGCGAACCCGCCGCCGTGCCTCGACGACGTCATCGCCGAGCGTGATCACCTCCGCGCCGCCCTCGCGCGAATCACCAATATCACCGCGGCCTATATCCAGGACCGCGCCGAGCAGTGGGATGCCGAGTCCGGCTACCGGACTCCCATCGAGGACGTCGCCTTCCAGGTCCGACAAGGCGAGCACCTGGCCGCCTACGAGCACGGCGAGCTCGATGACCTCTTGGAGGGACAAGCGCTCACGGTGGAGGTCGCCGGCGGTCAACTCGTAATCACCGTGGGCATCGAAACGCTGGCCACTGCGTGCGCGAGCGCGCCCGGCCTCGACAGCCCGACCATAGTGGACGCGGCCGCCTTCGCTGATGAGGTGCGCCACGAGCTTACCAAGGAGGAAGAGGACGGAACGACTCCCCTCCACAGCTTCCTCGATGCCATCTTCGAGACCGCAGTCTACAACGGTGCCAGCGGCGTCATCTGCCCGGGTGACGACGAATGAAGCCGCTCACCGACACCGAGAGAGTTGCGCTGGCTGCGGAGGTGGCCGCCTCGGGCGAGCCCATCCGCCTCGTAGTCGAGAGCGCCGGCAAGGGCGAGATGGCGCTCGCCGGGTCCTACGAGCGCCAGCCAAGCCCTGGACGCCGGCTGATGGCCGACTGCCACCGGCGCTGCGCGGCCATCTGGCGAGAGGTTTGGGCCGAGCTCGAGGCCGGCAGGAAAGGTGCTCGATGAGAGCGATCGACAGGATTCGAGCTATCCGCAAGCGAGCCGAGGCCAACCTCGACGTACCGCACCTGGCCGAGGGTGAGCGCGTTGTGGCAGCGCTGGCCCGGTTTGCGGAGAGCGCTCAACTCCTGATCAACGTCAACAACTGTCCGCTCTGCAAAGTCTGGTGGGAGCCGGGTTCGGGCGGCGGATGGCGGCACCACTTCGATTGCTCGCTGGCTCGCCTGAATCGCGACCTGGAGACACCCGGATGAAGGTCAAGCTCATCAGCGACAGCAACTACGGCTTCGATTCGATCGGCGTCTACCTCGACGACGGCAAGGAGGTCGGGCGCGTTGACATCATCGACAGCGCCGAACACGAGCGCGGCCTCGTGGAGGAGATGCTGGCTGCGGTCGCGGGTGAGGCCGTTGCCAAGGCTGTCGCCAACGAGCGCCGCATCTGGCAGGACGCCGTGTCGTGGCAGACGCCGATCCCGTGCTCGCCCGAAGACATCGGCATCTGCACTGGCTGCCTCGCGTTCCTCGACACGTCCACGTGCGAGTGCGGAGACGCTATCGACGGTCATGGCGAGTGGTCCGGTCACTCGGCTCAACCGATGGGGTGCCAGTGCCGATTCCAGACCAGCGAGGCCCGCGAGAAGGTGGGCGCCATCCGCGCCCGCGCCGAGAAAGGCCCGATCGATGGCTGAGGTCGTCAAGCTGGCGCCCAAGAAGCCCGAGGGCGCCTTCGCCTCGCGCCTGCGCCTGGCCGCCCGCGGCATCCCCGCCGGCGACCCGATCCGTCTCGCCGTCGAGCTCGCCGCGGTGCTCGTGGACACGCCCGAGGAGCAAGGGTTCTGCGGCGTCTGTGGGCGCGGCCCTGGTGACTGCGAGGAAACGTGCCGGCGCGCGGCGCTTGAGCAGGTGTTGGGAGGCGACCGTGGCTAGAGTCGGCGGACCATTTACGGCGAGCCCGCTCGTCGAGGTCGCCGCGGCGAAGCTCAAGGGCTACCGCGTGCGCAACTGCTACACGCTGCACGCCTGCGCTCTGTGCGAGGTCGATATCCGACCGGGCGACCAGTACCACGACGGCGGCTACGGCCGCCGGGCACACGTCGCCTGCGTTGAGCGGGCGCTGGGAGGTGAGCGTGGCTGAGACGATCAAGCTAGCGAAGAACCTCGAGCTCCCCGCCAGAGCGATCACCGAGAGCATCGCAATCATGGGGCGCAAGGGCTCCGGGAAGACCTACAGCGGCACTCTCCTGTTCGAGCAGTTTTATGCCGCCGGCGCGCAGTGCGTCGCCATCGATCCGATCGGCAAATGGTGGGGGCTCAGGGTTTCCGCCAGCGGCAAGGGCAAGGGTCTCGACATTCCGGTCTTCGGCGGCGTGAACGGCGACATCCCGGTCACCCCGGAGTCGGGGAGGCTCCTCGCCACGGTGGTGGTCGAGCGACGACTCTCCTGCGTGATCGACCTGCTCCTGTTCTCCAAGCGTAAGCGACGGGATTTCGTCACCGCTTTCGCCGAGCAACTGTTTGAGCTCAAGAAGCGCCAGCAATCCCCCTTGCACCTCTTCGTCGAGGAAGCGCGAAAATTCGTTCCCCAGAAACCCCAGAAGGGGGACGAGCGGATGCTCGGCGCCTTCGAGGATATCGCGAGGCTCGGACGGAACTTTGGCCTGGGAGTGTCGCTCGTGGACCAGCGCCCGCAGTCCGTCAACAAAGAGGTGCTCAGCCAGACTGAGATCCTCATCGCTCACCAGCTCGTTCACAACCTCGACAAGAAGGCGATCCGCGAATGGGTGTCCAGCAACGACGCCGACGGGATTGCGTATCTGAGCCGGGTCAACGAGCTCGAGCCGGGTCATGCCTTCCTCTGGTCACCCGGCCTGCTCAAGAAGTTCGCCGAGATCAAGGTCAATTCGAAGAGGACTCTCGACACGAGTGCCACGCCCGAGCTCGGCGACGGCGGCGATGGCGGTAAGCTCGCGGCGCCGCGCCCGCTGTCGGCCGACGACCTGGCCGAGCTCCGCGCCGGGATGGCGGAGGTCGTCGAGGCCGCCGAGGGCGCCGACCCCAGGAAGCTCCAGTCCGAGATTCGCCGCCTCGAGAGGGAGGTGACGCGGCTCCAGGGCGAGCTCGAGCACCGGCCGGCCGAGACCGTCGAGGTGCCGGCGATCGCCGCCGAGGACGTCCAGGAGGTCGAGCGGCTGTACCGCGCCGCCCGGGACCTGCACCAGCCCGCCGCCGCATCGCTGGCCCAGATGGCGGACGCCCTCGATCGGCTCGTCGGCCTGGCCGCGCCTCGTGTCAATGCCGCGCCGATCCCCGCGCCGGCGCCGGCGAGGGCACCGCGAAGGGATCGACGCCCTGCCCCCGCGGCGGCCGAGTCCGGCTTCGCGCTCCTCGAGACCGTGCTGTCCGGGCCCGAGCAGCGGATTCTCAATGCCCTCGCGTGGCTCGAGGATGTCGGGGTTGATTCCCCGGAGATCGCCGCCGTCGCCTTCATCGCCGGCTACAAGCCGGGCGGCGGCGCCTTCAACAACCCGCGCGGGAAGCTCCGCGGCCGGGGCTTGCTCGAGTACCTGCCCGGGAAGCGGATGCGGCTCACCGCGGGCGGCAACGCGCTTGCCCTGCGGGGGACAGCGCCGGGCACGACCGACGAGCTCCATCGGCGAGTACTCGAGCGCCTCGGCGGCCCCGAGCAGCGGATTCTCCAGCCGCTCCTCGACGTCTATCCCGACAGCCTCGGCAACGCCGAGCTCGCCGAGCGCGCCGGGTACGCGGTGGGCGGGGCGTTCAACAACCCGCGCGGCCGGTTGAGGACCCTCGGCTTGATCGACTACCCCGAGCGCGGCCGCGTCGTCGCGCGCGACCTGCTCTTCCTGGAGGCCGATCGTGGCTGAGACTCGCGTCGTCCACTGCAAGCGCGAGCGCTACGACGTCTACATCGGGCGGCCGTCGAAGTGGGGGAACCCCTTCTCGGTTAAGCCGTCCAAGTACGCCTGCAGCGTCGCCACTGTCGAGGAGGCGCTCGCGAAGTACGAGGCGTGGCTCCGCTCGCAGCCCGAGCTGATGGCGGCGCTGCCCGAGCTGCGCGGCAAGGTACTCGGCTGCTGGTGCGCGCCAAAACCCTGCCACGGCGACGTGCTGGCGCGGCTCGCGGAGGAGGTTCACCGTGGCTGAGCGCTGCAGTATCAAGCACCGCCACGACCTGGCGTCGACGTGGTGTTACACCCACCGCATCGGGTGGGGGTGGAGCGAGATCCCCGAGCTCTGCCCGATCGGCGCTCGAGACCAGCGCATCGCCGAGCTCGAGGCAGGCATCTCGAGTCGGATCGCGGCCGTCCGCGCCGCCGCGGAGTGGGTGAAGGAGGCCAGGGACTCGGCGGACTCGGGTCTCGCCAGGCTCCTCGGCGCCGCCGAGCCGGAGGCCGGCCGTGGCTGAGAACACCCTCATCGAATGGGCAGACGACACGTTCAACTACGTGGAGGGCTGCGAAAAGGTCAGCCCCGGCTGTAAGAACTGCTACGCCTCCGAGCGCGACAAGCGGTGGCACGACGGCAAGCACTGGGGCCCTGGCTCGGTTCGTAAGCCGATGTCGGAGGCGTACTGGCGCAAGCCCCGCAAGTGGAACCGCGAGGCGGCCGAGGCCGGCGTGCGTCGCCGGGTGTTCTGCTCGTCGCTCGCCGACGTGTTCGAGTTCTTGCCCGAGGACCACCCGTCGGCGCGAATGCAGTCCGAAGCGCGACTCAGGCTGTGGATGCTCATCGCGGAGACGCCGCACCTCGACTGGCTCCTGCTCACCAAGAGGCCCGAGAACTTCGCCCGCTTGCTCCCCTGGGTCTCGACCGACAACCCCGACTTAGAGCGCGCCGAGGTCCAGGACAACGACCCGCGCTTGCTCGGCTACCTCGACGAGCGGCCGCCCAACGTCTGGCTCGGCGTCACCGCGGAGAACCAAGAGGAGGCGGACCGTCGGATCCCGATCCTGCTCAATACCCCGGCGGCCAAGCGGTTCGTTTCCTACGAGCCGGCGCTCGAGGCGGTGGACTTCCGGCCCTATCTCCATGGCGCCGGCGCCCGACGCATCATCGAGAACAGTCCAGGGTGTGATCCGGCCGCGGTCCCTGCTCACCTCCAGCCGCCGCCGGCGATCGACTGGCTCATAGCCGGCGCCGAGGACGGACGCGGGCGGCGCCCGGCCGATGACTCGTGGTTCCGATCGGCCCGCGCCCAGTGCGAGGCCGCCGGCGTCCCCTACTTCTTCAAGCAACAGATCGAGAACGGCAAGAAGATCTCGCTGCCCGTGCTCGACGGTCGCCGCCACGCCGAGGTCCCCGCGTGAAGCCGCTGAGCCCCGCCATGAAAGAGGCGCTGCTCGCGCTCGGTTCCGGGCGCGCCCTCCTCCAGGGCCGGGCGACGGCGGACGCCCTGATCCGCCGCGGGCTCGTCGAGCGCAAGCGCCCCATGTACCCGGGCTCCGGCTCCTCGTGGCTGTCGGTCACCTGCGAGGGCTATCAGGCCATCATCGATCTCAACGGCCCCGCCGACCCGTCCCTCGATGAGCTCCTCGCCGAGTCCGAGGGCAGCTGTAGCGGGTGGTGCCGGCCGCCGGAGAACCTGTGTGGCTGGTGCTCGCGGCAGACTCTGGTTGCCGAGCGCGACCGGCTCCGGGCGGCGCTGGGCTTGGCGGTAGAGCAGCTTGAGGAGGTGTGGAAGACCGTGGGCTGGGACTGCCTCCGCCGGACCCTCGACGAGATTGCCGCCCTCGCCCCCGCCGACGACCGCGCAGAGACCGAGGAGGAGAGCGATGGGTGACTGGCGAGATCGCATCGAGGTCCGGCGGGCCCGCGCGAGGCTGAACCACGCACTGGCAGCCATCGATTCCGCTGCGCGCGGCGAGTGCCTCTGGGGCGATGGGTTCCGCTGCCGTTGCCCGAACTGCGATGGCAGACGACTCAGAGCCGCTGCGAAGGACGCCCTCCGATGAACCGACCAGCAAACGGCAACGTGCCCGTCTTCCCGGCGGAGGGCTCATTCGAGTGGCATTGGCTCCAGCATCAGATCAACGTCGTACTCCCCGCAAAGGAGCGCGAGTGGGAGCTGGAGCAAGACCTCCAGCACGAGGCCCAGATGGCCCGGTCCTACTTCGATTACTGGCAGGACCCTGACGAGGAAGCGTGGCCCTGGTACGCCGAGACCCCCTATGAAGTGCAGGAGCCGGAGGTCTTCGGACCATGAAGAAACCGGCCAAGCGCATCAGCGCCGACGACGTGATTGCACTCCTCCGCGCCCGCCACGAGCCGCCGGCCTGGGCGTTCCTCGAGCAGGTGCGCTCGACGACCGGCGCCAGCTCGCGCGAGCGCTACGCCGACGCGATCGCCATGTCGCTGTGGCCGAGCCGCGGCATCGAGGTCCACGGCTTCGAGGTCAAGGTCTCGCGCTCCGACGTGCTCAAGGAGCTGCGCAACCCCGAGAAGGCGGCGCCCATCCAGCGCTACTGCGATCGCTGGTGGCTCGTCCTCGCCGACGCCAGCCTGATCCAGCCGGGCGAGCTGCCGCCGACCTGGGGTCTCATGGCTGTCCGCGGGACCACGCAACTCCGCTCGATCACCGCGGCGCCGAAGCTCACGCCCGAGGCGTTCGCCCCGGGATTCGTCGCCTCGGTGCTGCGCAACTTCGAGCAGGGCTACGTGCCGCGCCGGGAGCACGACGCGCTCAAGGCCTCCGTCGAGGCGAAGGCCGCCGAGTGCGCTGAGCCGCTCGCCGAGGTCAAGCTGAAGCGCCTCGAGCGCGAGCTCGAGATGGTCAAGCGCGACCGCGACCAACTCCAGAAGCTCCACGCCAAATTCAACGAGCAGGCCGGCGTGGAGCTTGCCTACTACACGCTCGGTGACATCAGCGAGGCCGTAAAGGCGGTTAAGGCCGGCGGCCTGGACGTCATCCGAGCGCGGCTGAACCAGGTGAAGAACCTCGGCAGCGCGCTTGCGTCCGAGGCGCGCCACGGGCTCGAAAGCCTCGAGCGCCAGGGCGATCTCGCCGAGCGGAAGGAGAGCGCGTGAGCATCCAGGTCGTAACCGCGTTCTCCGGCGACTACGCCGAATTCAGCGACTGCGGCACGTATCGCTACCTCCTCACCCGCGGCGCCGGATCGCCAGTCGGCTCGATTCTCGGCGTGATCATGCTCAACCCGAGCACCGCCGACGCCTTCAAGGATGACCCAACGATCCGCCGCGTCCGCGCGTTCGCCGCCCTTTGGGGTCACGGCTTGGTCCTGATCGGCAACCTCTACGGCTACCGCTCGCCGCACCCTCGAGACCTCGTGACCTCTGAGGACCCGGTGGGTCCGCGCAACAACGAGTACCTCAAGGACATCATCGTCCGATCGAGCCGCGTACTCGTCGCTTGGGGTACCAACCCGCTGGCCGTCGATCGCGCCCGCCTTGTCGTCGAGATGGCGGTCGAGTTCGCCAAGCCGCTCTGGTGCCTCGGCACCACCTCGAACGGCTCGCCGATCCATCCGCTGGCCCGCGGCAAACACCGCGTGCCGGACACCGCGCAACCAGTGCGCTGGGAGGCCGCGTGAAACTCACTCGACGCCAGCGGGTTGCTCGCGAGCACACCTGCAAGCTCGCTGAGGAGACTCGGCACCCGCGGTTCTTCCGCCGCATCGGGTTCTTTTCGACCATCCTCACGCTCAACTCGGGATTCGAATGACTGGAGCGCTTCGAGGGCGTGCCCGTGTGGCACGCAAGCGTCGCATTCATCGGCCCGCTCGGTCCGGTCCCGTGCGAACAGTGGACGGCCGCCATCGAGCGAGCGCTCGAGAGCCAGGCCCGGCGACTCCTGCGAGGCGTGGGCGCTGGCCGCGACGAGTGGGAACGCGGCGACATCGCGATCCATCTGCGGCGCCGGGTGAGCCCTGCCGAGTTCGACTGGCAGGCCACCGACGAGAGGTCCATATGACCGCAAAGGATCGAAAGCACGCCGACCGGCTCAGCGTCCTGATCGCCCTGCGCGCCACCGGCGAGGCCGGGGCCGCCGCGGTGGCGAACCTGTGCGAGTGGCCCAGGGCGAAGGCCGAGGCCGTCCTCGAGGAGCTCGTCGAGCTCGGCTTGGTCGTCGCCATCCGCCGTCCCGAGGGCATGCTCTGGAGGCTCGGTGGCTGGGCTGAGAAACCGGAACCCGTGCCGCCGAAGCGAACGCTGCCGGCGCCCGAGCGCCCGCACAGCGACCAGGTGAAGCGGGTCACCGGCGGCCGCGTGCCGGGCTGCCCGGTGTGCGGCGCGCCCCGCACGCCGAAGTGGCCGCGGTGGCAGCGCTGGTGCTCGGACGAATGCCGGCGCGCGAGTCGGAGCCAGGAGGTCGCCAATGGCTAGACAGATGCTCATGCGCCTGCACTCGGAGGACCTCATCGTCGACAACTTCGCCGGCGGCGGCGGCGCGAGCTACGGCATCGAGATGGCCCTCGGCCGCTCGCCGGACATCGCAATCAATCACGACCGCGAAGCTGTCGCGATGCACGCCGAGAACCACCCGGCGACGCGGCACCTCTGCGAGTCGGTCTGGGACGTTGACCCAGTCGAGGTGACCGACGGCCGCCCCGTCGGCCTCGCATGGTTCAGCCCGGACTGCACCCATTTCTCCAAGGCCAAGGGCGGCAAGCCGCGCTCCAAAGAGATCCGCGGCCTGGCGTGGGTCGTCATCCGGTGGGCGAAGACGGTGAAGCCGCGCGTGATCTGCCTCGAAAACGTCGAGGAGTTTCGCACGTGGGGCCCGCTGCTCGACGATGGCCGCCCCTGCCCGAAGCGCCGCGGCGAGACCTTCGTGGACTGGTGGGCGCAGCTCGAGCGCTGCGGCTATGTCGTGGAGGCCCGCGAGCTTCGCGCCTGCGACTACGGCGCGCCGACGACTCGCAAGCGCCTGTTCGTCATCGCCCGCTGCGACGGCGAGCCGATTGTCTGGCCGGAGCCGACGCATGGCCCGGGACGGGCGGAACCATACCGGACGGCAGCCGAGTGCATCGAGTGGGCGGTGCCGTGCCCCTCGATCTTCGAGCGTTCGCGGCCGCTGGCGGAGAAGACGCTCCGCCGGATCGCACGGGGGATCCGGCGGTTCGTCATCGAGGCCGGCGAGCCGTTCATCGCCCCGGTGACCCACGCCGGCGATCACCGCGTCCACTCGATCCGCGAGCCGGTGCGGACGGTAACCAGCGCCCACCGCGGCGAGCTCTCGCTGGTGTCGCCGACGCTGATCCAGCAGAGCTGGGGCGAGCGGCCAGGCCAGGCGCCGCGGGCGCTCGACCTGCACAAGCCGCTCGGCACCGTGGTCGCAGGCGGCATCAAGCACGCCCTGGTGGCCGCCTACTTGGCGAAGCACTACGGCGGCAACGAGGCGACGGGTTCCGATCTCAGGGGGCCCATCCACACGATTACGGCCCGCGACCACCACGCTCTCGTCCGAGCCTTCCTGATCAAGTACTACGGCCAGAGCGTCGGCACCGACCTCGGCGAGCCGATGCACACGGTCACCTCGCGAGATCGATTCGGCCTGGTCACCGTCGCCGGCGAGGACTACGCCATCGCCGACATCGGGATGCGGATGCTCATCGCGCGCGAGCTCTACCGGGCGCAGGGCTTCCCGGACAGCTACCGGATTGACCTGAACGTCGGCGGCAAACCGCTCACCAAGACGGCGCAGATCCGAATGTGCGGCAACTCCGTGCCGCCGCAGTTTGCCGAGGCGCTGGTGCGCGCGAATTGCGTTGAGGCGGCCGTTGATATCGAGGAGGCAGCGAGCGCATGAAGTCTTACGAGGAGTTCTTGGCAAGCAAGCATCTCCAGGTGGAGCCCGCCGGCATCGAGCCAGGCGAGCTGAGCCCGGCGCTCTTCCCGCATCAGCGCGACCTCGTTCGATGGGCGCTGCGCAAAGGACGCGCTGCGATCTTCGCAGACACCGGGCTGGGCAAATCGCTCTGCGAGCTCGCCTGGGCACAACGCATCGCCCAGGAGGGCCGCGTGCTGATCCTGGCACCACTGGCTGTCGCTCAGCAACTCGTCGGCGAGGGTCGCAAGTTCGGCATCGAGTCCACCTACGCCCGCCAGGACGAAGGCCACCGGATCACGGTGACCAACTACGAGATGCTCGGTCACTTCGATCCGGCGCAGTTCGTCGGCGTTGTGCTAGACGAGTCGAGCCTGCTCAAGGCATTCAATGGCAAGACCCGGAACGCGCTGATCGAAGCCTTCGCCGCGACGCCGTTCCGGCTTGCCGCCACGGCCACACCGGCGCCGAACGACTTCACGGAGCTGGGCAATCACAGCGAGTTTCTCGGCGTTCGCTCGCGCGTCGAGATGCTCGCCGAGTTCTTCGTCCACGACGGGGGCAGCACGCAGAACTGGCGGCTCAAGGGCCACGCCGTGCGCGCCTTCTGGGAGTGGGTGGCCAGCTGGGGAGCCATCGTCCGCAGCCCTGCTGATCTCGGCCACGACGCCTCGGCCTTTGAGTTGCCGCCGCTGCGAATGCACGAGCACGTGGTCCCGGTCGAGCACCGCGATGCGTGGTCCGAGGGATACCTGTTCGCCCCCCAGGCGCAAGGGCTCGCCGAGGCGCGCGCCATCCGACGGGCGACCACAGCGAAGCGCGTCGCGCTCGCCGCGTCCCTGGTCGCGGACGACGCCCCATCGGTGATCTGGTGCGAGCTCAACACCGAGAGCGAAGCGGCGACAAAGGCTATCCCGGGTGCCGTCGAGGTTCGCGGCTCCAACTCTGTCGAGGAGAAGGTCGAGCGCCTCGAGGGGTTCGCCGCCGGCCGCTATCGCGTGATGGTCACCAAAGCCTCAGTCGCAGGCTTCGGTTTGAATTGGCAACACTGCGCGCGCCAGGTGTTTCTCGGAGCTTCGTACTCCTACGAGCAGACCTATCAGGCGATCCGTCGATGCTGGCGCTTCGGGCAAATCCGGCCCGTGGACGTCCACATCATCCGAGCAGAGATCGAGGATCACATCATCGCCAACTACCGCCGCAAGGAAGCGGCGGCCGAGCGGCTCGCCGCCGAGATGACAGCGCGCGTGCGGGACTCGGTCCAGGCCGAGGTGCTCGGCCAGACCGTTCCGCGATGGATTGACTACCAACCGCGCAAGCGCATGGAGGTACCCAAATGGCTGAAGGCAGCGTGAACATCGTCGACCAGGTGCTCGAAGAAGACTGGGCTCTTTACAACGCGGACTGCATCGACGTTCTCCGCGGGCTGCCGGACGCCGGCATCCACTACACGGTCTTTTCGCCGCCGTTTCAGAGCCTGTACACGTACTCGGCGAGTCCGCGCGATCTCGGGAACTGCACCGACGGCGAGGAGTTCGCGCGGCACTTCCGCTTTCTGATCCCGGAGCTCCTTCGCGTCACTATGCCGGGCCGGCTGCTCTCGTTTCACTGCATGTTGCTGCCGACCTCGAAGGCCCGCGATGGCTTCATCGGCCTCAGCGATTTCCGCGGCGCCCTGATTCGGCAGTTCGTCGAGTGCGGCTGGATCTATCACTCCGAGGTCGTGATCTGGAAGGACCCCGTCACTGCCATGCAGCGGACGAAGGCGCTGGGACTCCTGCACAAGCAGATCAAGAAAGACTCGTGCATGTCGCGCCAGGGGATCCCGGACTACCTGATCACGATGCGCAAACCCGGCGACAACCCAGAGCGCGTAACGCACACCAACGAAGACTTCCCCGTCGAGCTGTGGCAGCGGTACGCGTCGCCGGTCTGGGATGACATTAATCCCAGCGACACGCTCCAATTTCGCAGCGCCCGCGAAGACGCCGACGAGCGCCACATCTGCCCGCTGCAGCTGGAGGTGATTCGCCGGGCTTTGAAGCTCTGGAGCAACCCGGGGGATACCGTACTCTCCCCCTTCGCCGGCATCGGCTCCGAGGGCTACGTGGCGCTCGAGGAGGGCCGTCGGTTTGTCGGCGCCGAGCTCAAGGAGAGCTACTACAAGCAGGCCGTCCGCAACCTCAAGAGTGCGGCGAAAGGGACGAAACCTCAGCTCGGGCTGTTTGAGGGAGCTGGGGCATAGTTGGGCGGCAAGCCACGACAGAACCCGCGCCCGGCGGCTCAGCGGAACAACCTCGCCGACGCCCTCGATCGCATCGCCGACCTCGAGGACGAGGTCGCCGACCTCGATAACCAGCTCGAGGAAGCCCGAAGCGACCTCGCCGACGCCCTGAAGGCGCCAGAGAGGCACGAGATCGAGTCGGACGGCATCCGACTCCGTCTCGGCAACTGCGAGCTCGAGGTCTGGCGTGGCAACCGGCTCGTCGGCCAGATCCCGACCTCGCCGAGCGACCACGCCGGCCCTGTCGGCGAGCTCGTCGCCGCGATCGTGGACTTGCTCCGATGAGACGCTTCCGCCTTCCCCTCCGCGAGCCCTGGCCGCCGGGCAAGCACGCGTCGCGCCCCTGTCCGGTCTGCGGCATGCGATGGGTCCCGTGGGCGGGCTCTCGCCTCCCCTGCCACGGTCGCTGCCTGCTCTCCAGTGAGGCTCGCGCCGAGCTGGTTAGGATATTCCGCACCGACCCGACCCGCGGCCTGGCCGCCGTCGCCGAGAGCTTCGGAGTCACGCCCTCGGTGCTCCGGGCGACGCTCCACGATGAGGGGGTCGGGGTCCGATGACGACATGCCAGCGATGGCGTCACGGGCGTGCGAGCTACCGGCCCGCCGGCGAGGTGATCGAGCCGCGGCGCTACGAGGTCGAGCAGCTCCGCGACGACGCCACCCCCAAGGCCTTCGTCGTCACCCACCACTACGCCCGCTCCTACCCGGCGGCCCGGCTCCGCGTCGGCCTCTTCGAGCGCGGCGAGCTCGTCGGGGTCGCCGTCTACAGCCAGCCCTGGCGCCACCAGTGGGCCGGCTCGCTGTTCCCCGAGGGCCTCGAGGCCGCCGCGGTCGTCGAGCTCTCGCGCTTCGTCCTCCTCGACCGGGTGCCGGCGAATGGCGAGAGCTGGTTTCTCGGCCAGGCCTTCCGGCTCATCCGCCGCGCCGGCGTCGAGGGCCTGCTCTCCTACTCGGACGACTTCCCGCGCCGGTCGGCGGGCGGCGAGCTCGTGTTCCCGGGCCACCTCGGAACCATCTACCAGGCAACCAACGGCGTCTACGTTGGCCGCGCCCGGCGCCGGACCATTCGCGTGCTGCCCGATGGTCAGGTCCTTTCGGACCGCGTGATCTCGAAGATCCGCAAGCGCGAGCGCGGCTGGGAGTACGGCGTCGAGCTGCTCCGCCGACACGGCGCCGCGGCGCCGAACGGTGACCTCCGCGCTTGGCTCGACACCTGGCGCCGCCGGCTCACGCGGCCGCTGCGGCACCCCGGCTGCCATCGCTACGTCTGGGCGATCGACCGGCGCCTCCGGCGGCACCTGCCCGATGGCGCTCCCTACCCGAAGGAACTGGCGGCGTGAGCGAAGCTCGCGACATTGCATCCGCCGACCTCGATCGAGAGGTAGCTCGTCGGCTCATCGCTGGCCTCACGCCAGCATTTCGGAGAATCCTATGGGAATGCCTCAGCGAAGACGGGGGGCCAGAATTCTCGGCCCCTACCCACACCATGACGGATGGCGATGTATCCAGGTTGCGGAAGATGGCAGCCGAAGACGCCGCTTCTTTGACACGGAGGAGGAAGCCAACCTCTACGTCCAGCTCTTCCAGGAGCAACTCGCGGCCGGCGACCGAACCACGGCGACGGCGCTCAGCGAGTACGAAAAACACCTGAAGGAGCAAGGCAACCTGGTCGGGTCGATCAGCCGCACGCGCTGGTCAATCAGCGTCTTCTTTCCGAAGCCGATCCCCCTCTGGGCGCTCAGCGAAAGGCGCTGCAAAGAGCTGTACGCCGACCTCACCGAGCGAAACCGACACGCGGACAAGCCAGACAAAGAGCCCGAGACCTACTCGGTCGACTCGCACCGGAACGCTCTGGCCGAGGTGAAGACCTTCCTCGGTTGGTGCGTCGAGCAGCGCTGGATCACTACCAACCCGGCGGCGAAGGTGAAGGGCACCGGGAGGCGGCGGAAGCGCAAGCCCCAGCTCCGCATCAAGCAGGCGCGGAAGTGGTATGGCAAGGCTCTCGAGCTTGCCGAGGTCGGGGACGATGGCGCCGTCGCCGCCCTAGTCGCCCTCCTTCTTGGACTCCGGGCGAGCGAGATCACCAACCTCGTCGTTGGCGACCTCGACGAAACCGACACGCCCTGCGACACGGTCTGGATCGATGACTCAAAGACCGACGCCGGCCGCCGCGCTCTCGAGGTCCCGGAGGTGCTGCGGCTCCTGCTGGTCGAGCAGGCCAAGGGGATGCCGCCGGCGCGGCCGCTGTTCGCCGGCGCGAAGGGCCGCCCCCATTGGCGCGACTGGGTGCGTAAGAACGTGAAGCGGATCGCCGCCGCGGCCGAGCTCCCCGAGGACGTCGCCAGCGCGCTCACGGCCCACTCGCTCCGCGGGATGCTCGCCGACCTCGCCCTGCGCCGTGGTGCGCCCGGAGAGCTCGTTGCCGGCGCTCTGGGCCACGAGGACCCGCGGACCACGCGCGAGGCCTACGCGCAAGCAGGGGCCGCTGAGGAGGGCGACCGCCGCAAGGGCCTCAAGGTGCTCGCCGGGGGACGGGGCCGGGAATGATTCCCGCCGCCAAGATGGCGGGGTCGCTGGCCGAATATGGTTTCCCGGGAACACCACGGCTCGCAAGTGGTTGTCATCACCGCCGACGCGCACTAATGGCATTCAAGAGGTCTGGGGTTCGACTCCCCATATCTCCACCAGAACACTCAGGTAATCGGACGGCGAACCGTTCCCGGGAACGCTCCGGGAACGGTTCGGGAACGCTTCGAGGGCCGCCCATGAGCGAGATCCGGGTGGCCGGCTACGCACGCGTCTCGACGCGCAAGCAGAGCCTATTCACGCAACGCCAAATGCTCACGGGCTGGGCCAGGGAGCGAGGCGTGGGCATCGAGATCTTCGAGGATCGGGCGGTCCCGAGAACCATCGCCCCGGCGTATCGGCCGGGCTGGGCGAAGCTGCTCGAGTACCTCGGCAAGGGCGGGGTCGCAGCCTTTTGCTATGAGGACCGCCTGGGCAGCGAGCCATGGGGGCTGATCGGTGCAGCCGCCCGACTGGACTACCTCGGGGTCTCCGTCGTCTGCCTGCATCCGAGCCCGCGGGACTCAATCTCCTGGGCTGAGCTGCGCATGCGCTCAGACGCCGATATCGTGCAGGCGGTCGAGACCGACCTCACGGAGCGGAACGCCGGCCTGTTCGCGGGGGAGACCCGATGAAGACCATGTTCCACGTCGAGATCGAGACCAAAGACACCCACGTCCACGGCCAATCCGTCGTCGAGGTCCGCGCCGTGGCATTCAAGCTCGAGCACCACCCGGACCCCCGGCACGTGCTCATCCTCGAGGAGATCTGGCACCGCGCGCCCGAAGCCCCCATGGCCTGTGTCGATCGCGACTTCCGCCGGCCGCTTCAGGCCCGCATCGAGAGCGCGGCGGCGCGGTGCCTCCGGGGAGCGGTGGCCAGGGTCGGCAAGGGCCGGCCGGCCACAGGCTTCGCCGAGACGCTCCACAGTCTCGAGCTCCTCAAGGCGCCATCGGCTCGGGTCATGCCTGATCCGATGGATCCCATGAACCCGCTCGAGCCTCTCGGCGCAAACATCGTCATCGAGTACTCGGCGGCGCTTCCCCGGCCGCTCCGAGACCACCTCTCCGCGTGGATTGGCGCCCGCCACAGGGCGTCCAAGCGCGACCAGCGGACGATGAAGGCGATGGGCGCCGAGCTCACCGGAGAGCTTCGGCGCCTCTACGACGCTGGCCAGCTCTATCACGACCCGGATAACGGATGGACATGGGAGCTCGGGCTCGAGGGCGGCTGAGAAACTTTCTAGCCCAGCCGTCGATATAGGGAACATGACCGCCGCCCAGATCGCCTTCCTCGCCGCCCTCCAGCTCGCCGTCAACGGCCTACCCGGCGCCTGGCCCTGGCTCGCGCTCCTCGAAGCCCGAATCGACCGAGCGCTGGCGCTCGAGCCGAACTAACGTCTAGCCGGACTCGTTCTTTTCGTCGAACAGGAATTCCTGTTGCCGGCGCACGCTGCGCTTCGGGCCCTTACGCTGGGCCGATGGCGGCGCGGCAATCCGCTTACCGACCAGCAACTCCTCCACCGTGATGATCTGCACGCGTGGGAACTTCTCGTTAGGTGAGAGGAGCGACCGATAGAACCCGGCGGAGGCCGCCTCTGACCGCATCTGGCGCGTCGGGGCGCGGAGCGCTATCAGAACCGCGATCGCCGCGCCCTCGCGCTCAAGCACGCCGCGTAGGTCGCGGACCTCTGAGAGTTTATTCTTGCCGGATTTCACAGAGAACAGGATGCGCTGCATTCCCGCGGCCGAAGACTCGAAGAACGTCAGCGTCCCATCTATCCCCTTGTCGGGGCCCCGGGCCTTATCGTCGGACCTGGCACCCACTAGGCCCAAGGCCCATCGCTCAAACTGGAAGCGGTCGTCTTCCGCAAGCTGCCTGGCGCCCTCAAGGTCCTGCGGCTCACCAACAACGGTGCAGGAGGCGTGAACGTCTTCGCCAAAGACCTCCTGGAGTCGGGCACGGATCAGACCTATTGCCAGGTGAGTAATGTCGATCCCCATCCATCGACGCCCAGCCTGCTGGGCTGCCTCGATCGTGGTTCCACACCCACAGAATGGATCAAGGACCACCTGCCCTTCTTTCGAGAACGTCCTAATGATGCGCTCGAGCAGAGCTAAGGGCTTTTGGGTGGGATACCCGAGGCGCTCGGCGGCTTGCGAGTTAACAGGTGGTATGTCCGTCCAGACGTCAGTGATGGGCTTACCGCGCTGTTCATCCAGGTAGCGCTTGAACCTCGGAGTCGCGCCTGGTTTCGATTGCACAACGAGGCCCTCGTCATGAGCCTTCTGCATCCGGGCCTTGGTCCATCGCCACACGCGTGTGACACCCATGAACTCATAGGTGAGGTTCGGCCGGTTCTGGTTGGGGTTCAGCAGGCTCGTGAGCTGGTACCGTCGGCCGTCCTTGTCGCGCTTGCTGTACTTCTTGGCCGTCTTCTCATCAAGCTCCTCGAGGTCGTAGGGTCTAAAGACGGCCGCTTCGTTCCATGTGAATGATGGCCCTTTCGCGTAGGCTAGGAGGATATCGTGGTTGTTGGGGTAGCGACGTTTCATCAAGCTCTTCGGCACCGTGCGTTGCCAGATGATTTCGTTGATGAAGCGCTCCGGGGAAAAGATCGCGTCGAGCACAACCTTTAGGTAGTGACTCGCAGTCGGATCGCAGTGCAGAAAAATGCTTCCGGTCGGCTTTAGGACCCGGCGCAGCTCCAACAAGCGGATCGCCATCATTGACATGTATGCCAGCATTCGGCTCTGGTCGATGAAGCGCCGAAAGCTCTCAAGCGCCTGCGCGACCGGCAGCCCGGTGCGAATGAGCTCGTCATAGGCGGCCGAGGCAGACTCGTCCCACTCCCACGTGTCCTCGAAGGCTTTGATCTGGGCGGCAGCCTTCTTTCCCCCTTTTGGCTCCGAATAGAAGACGTTGTAGTCGCGACCGCTCTGGAAAGGTGGATCCAGATAAATCAGGTCAACTGATTCGGTCTCGAAGTGCCTTCGGAGCACGTCAAGGTTGTCGCCGTAGAACAGCAGGTTCTGCTTGCTTCCCATCACCCCTCCGCCACGACTTTGCTGTCAGGCGATCAGGGTGCGCAACAAAACTACAGGTTTTTGGGGACACCGCTGATCGGCTGTCCAGTCGATTGTCGAATAGGCAGATCAATGGTCGCCGAGGTCGAGCGGCTTTTGACGCTCAACGGCGGGCACGGTGCGCCGACTCGGGAAGCACTTCGTTGAGAGGACGCAGCGGCCAACGCACGGAAGCTCGCAGCGACTTCGTGAAGCGAGGCAACACCTCCGTCGCCAGATGGAGTTCGAATTGAAACTCATCGGCGGTGACGGCGAGCGTCGTCCTGTCAGGAGGATGCGACGGAACGACCTCGGCCCGCCACGACCGCGATGTCCCTACCCGACACTGCCCGACGACCCGAGAGAGCGGCTCGAAGCCTTCGAGCATCTCAAGGAGCCGAGTGGCGGCCGGTGGATTGAAGAGGACAAACACTCTGTCGGCGACGCGAATCGCCGGGCGCCGCCCGATCAGCACGACCGTGAGATGTGCCCTTCGCGGGCTTGCTCCGACCTCGTTGGCTTCCACGATCAGGGTCCGCACCCAAGGAGGCTAGGGGGGCGTCTGACGTTCGGCCCCAAGGGGTTGACTCCCACACCCAGAGCGATAGGCTGCCGCAATTGACCGCTCTGGCGGTCTGCCCCCGGCTCCGGCCTCATCCCAAGCCCCCGGACCTCGGGGGCGCTCTATTTTCGGCGACCGCGGTAAGCTCGGCGGTGCCGTGGTGGACGACCAGCACCTGGCCTGATCCCCGTCGAGGGCCGGGCGCCCGGGGAGCGCCCGACGGCTGAGCCGTCATGCGACGGCCCTCGACACCTTTACTCAGACCGCGGCGAAGCCGATAAGCCTCTCGCCCCGGCCGTCGATTCGGTGGGTCCGGCGCCGCACCTTTGCCGGGTAGGCCCCGACGTTGCCAGAGATCGCGACGTAGGTGCCGGCGGCCTCGTCCACGCTCTCGATCAGCTCGATATGGCCCTTCCAGTCGCCGTCAAGGCCGCGCTCGAAGCAGACCACACCGCCGACGATCGGCGTAGTCGAGAAGCGCCCCGCCTTGCCGATGCGCCTGTACAGCGCCTTGGCTCCGTGCGACGTCGCGAAAGGCAACGTCCACTGGAGGTTGCGCGCGGCCGTGACGTAGCACCAGGAGACGAGCGAGGCGCACCACGCGGCTCGCTTCTTGTCGCCTCGCCAGCGCTTCACGTGGGGCCCGGCGTTGTTCGCGCCCTCTTCGCCGAACCCGAGCTCACCCCGCCCCACGATGAGCAGCTCGTCCCGGAGCGGCGACCAGTCTCCATCGACATCGCGGGCGCGGCGCTGGACGGCGCGGGTCCAGGCGGTGGAGATGGATGCGAGGATGTAATTGATCATGTTCAGTGCTCGGCGCTAGCGGGGTCCAGGTGGGCGATGCGGCCGTCGAGGTGATCGAGCGCCCGCCGGTCCTCCTCGGTCCCGCCGGCGCGGACGATCGGCAGCAGGTCGCGCCGGCGCTCGCGCAGCTGCTCGATGATGTCGCTCGCGCGGAAGGCGCAGACGCGGCACCGTCGCTGGGCGTCGATCGCACTCTCGTGGATGCCGGTCTCGGCGAGGCCGCAGAGCGAAGCGCTGATCGAGGTGCCGCGCCCGGTGGCGTAGTCCTCGAAGAGGTGCTTGACGTTGTCGGGCCCCGTGGTCCATCGGATCATCGGAGCAGCTCCTGAGCCTGCGGCGTCTTGAGCTGCCGCCGGAGGCAGACGAGGCACTCGTCGCTCGGCCCGACCGACAGGTGGCCGCGCGCCGGCATCCCGCACGCCGGCTTCACGGGCCGGAGCTCGAGCTCGTAGAGGTGCCAGATCAGAAAGGCGCCCTCGGCGAACGGGTGCCAGTCCGTCCCCGGCGGGGGGTCGAGCTTGACCTGCGCCAGGCTCATCAGCCCCAGACCTCGCTCCGCTTGAGTTCGCGCGGCCGCTTGAGCCGCTCCTCGTCGGTGAGGTATTCCAGGACCAGGTCCATGACGCCAAGTCGGTAGAGCGGATCGGGGCGACACGGGGGCAGGACCGGGATCTCGCGGGTCCGCGGCGTGGCGGTGCGCGAGCGGGTCATCCTCGCTCCACCCAGAGCAGGAACGTCTCCAGGATGCCGGGGCCGAACGGACGCTGAACGCTTCGCACCCCGCCCTCGGTGAGGATTGCCGACATGGCCGCGGCGCCGGAGGGGTTAAAGCTATGGATCCAGACCAGCGGCGCGAGTGGCACGTTGCCGGCGATGTGCCTGGCCACGTCTTGCCCGTCGCCCGCGTTGGGCCCGAGATCGTGGTCGAGAAAGATCGCGTCGAATCGCTCGCCGCTGAGCCGTTCGATGGCGGTAGGCGCATCGAGGGCGAACGTGAGATCGTGGTCGGCCAGCTTCTCGGCGAACATGTCGCGCCGGTACTGTTCGTCCTCGAGGATGAGGATCTTCATGGCTTCGCGTCCCCGTCCCGCCAGCGTACTGACGAGTCCATCCGGTCTGGCGAGATGACCGTGAGCGAGAGCCCCTCAATGCGGCCAGCGGCATATTCGTCGGTGAGCCAGCGGAGGTGCTTCTCGATGGCCTCGCGGCCGGAGACGACCTGGTGGCCGGGCTCGCGTGCCATCAGTCGAGCTCCAACAGCGAACCACGAACCGCGGTCGCGTCGTCGGCGGCCATCCGCGCCAACTCGTATCGGTGCTCAGACTCGGCGGTCTGCTCGACGTGGACATGCGTCCCGAGGGCCTCGGCGACCGCGACGAGCTTGTTCGCGCACCGGGGGCAGACCTCGACGGGCCCCGATGGCCAGTGGACGCGTACGTCGGCGAGGAAGTCGCACGAGCTGGTGCCGCAGATCGTCGGCGAGCCGGCGACCGTGATCAGCTGGTCGGCCACCAGGCAGAGGTAGGCGGGCTCGCTCACGGGCGCCTCATCAGGTCGGCGATGCAGGCCCGTCCGCCGATGAAGATATAGGGCGTCCACCACCCGGTGAGCGGCAGCGGCCACCCGAGGAGCGCGAACGAGATGCGACGGCCCGTCTCGACGTCAACGACCCGAGCCAGTCGAAAGCAGAACCACTGCAGAAGGCAGAAGTTGAGGAGACCGAGCGGGGTCAGCACGCGATCACCTCGCCGCCGCGGACCCAGCCATGCCAGCCGCAGCCGCCGATGCGCTGCAGCGACGGGCTCAGCGTGAGCGCCTCGAAGGTGTCGCCGGTGCGCTGCCACGTCGGCTCCCCGGGATCGGTGTAGGGCGCGCCCCCGTCGAGGGGGTTCGAGAGAGCGACGTAGACTTTCTCATCGCAGCCGCACGGGCAGTCGAAGGCGAGGCCGACCCCGCGGCGCTCGGGCGCTGGCATGAGGCTGCCGTCTGGCTGCCGGCGAGAGATGCCAGCGCCGCCGGCGCCGAACCACGAGGGGTTGAGGTCCGTGAGCTTCATCGCCGGCACCCAGCGCAGAGCCCGAAGCGATCTCGCTCGTTGGTCCGGCGGCCGCAGCCCTGGCAGTACAAGTGGACGCGGCCGGTGACGAAGCGCGGCGCCTCAGGCGGGCCCGCCGGCGGCGTGACCGTGACCGTGACATCGACCATCCGGCCATTGACCCCGACTGTGGTGTGCATCGGGTTTGCCCTCACGACGGCAACTCCCTCACGTCGTCCATGAGCCACACCACCACGTCGTCGCCGGGCTCCAGCTCCTCGGAGCCGTCATCGGGACGGCGCGCGAGCTCGACGCGAGACCCGGTGGCGGTATCGCGCAGGATCACCGTCTCACCGGTAACCACGAGGCAGACGCCCTCGAGGAAGCGATCCATCAGCGGACCTCGGTCTTTTGCTCGTGGAAGGTCGCTTCGCGTACCTTGCGATCGCTGCGGAAGCACTGCGGGGTGACGGCGTGGACGCCACGCCACCAGCCCCATCGATCCGCCGCGCGCCGAGCCTCCTCGCAGGTCTGCCAGGTGTCGCTGCAGAGCACGACTAGCTCGGCGTTGCCGCGGATGGCCTGAGCGCAGTATCGCGGCAGGGTCGCGCCCGGGCTCGGCACCATTAGCGCCGGCGCCCGCGGCGCGCAGCTCGTGAGCAGGTGGGCCCAGAGGATCGCGACCAGGGCGAGGACCGCGTAGACGACCGGCGCTGGGCCGCGCGGGGCCGGCAACAGCGGGCTCACCGGCGGCGCTCCTTGCACGTCCGCTGCGTGTCCCTGGTCGTATCGCTGGGCGCCGCCGTCTCCGGGGTGCGCGGGCAGATACTGCTGCCGCCGCAGGCCGAGAGGAGAACGGCGGCCAACCCGACAGCCAGGGCAAGAGCCACGAGCAGGCGGATCACGGCGTTGCCCCCGTCGCCCGTTCCAACCTTCGCAATGACTTCTCGATGTGCCGGTACCGCTCAGCGTTGACCGCGTCCGACTGCTGGAGCTCGGTCACGTCCTCCTTGAGCGGCGCGATGGCCTTCACCGCGGTGTCATGGTCCCGGACCTTGACCAGCGCCGTGGCCGTTCCACCGATGGCCGCGACGACGCCCAGGACCAGCAGCGTGGACCAGACGCGCGACCAGTCGATCGGCAGATGCAGCCCGGGCCGGGCATCGGCCGCCGCCGCGGCGCGCGCCACGCCGTTGGCGTGACCCGGCTCGGTCTGGTGGCGGTCGGCCACCGGATCAGCCTCGTTTGGTGAAGATCTTGGTCAGCTCGCGGACCAGGACGGCGAGCGGTGGCCCAGCGCCGACGATCAGCGACTCGTAGGCGCTGCCGCCCGCCACGTAGTGGTCGAGGAACCCAGCGGTGACACCGAGTCCGAGCGCAACCCACGGTAGCCAAGTCTTGCCCCATTCGGTCCACTGCTTGCGGATCCGCAGGACGACGCCGAGGAGGACGAAGGTAGCCGAGAGCAGAAGTCCGGCGACGGCGAGACGAGTGGGGGCGCCGGCCTTCTGCGCCGCCCGCAGCGCGTCGTAGCTCGCTTTGAGCTCCGCGAGATGCTTGAGGAGCTCCGCGTTGGTGGGTGCCTTATCGACTGTCGGCTCGCCAACGCCGGCGTCGGCCGCCGGCGCATCGATGCCCGCGTCGAGCTCGGCGCCGGCATCCTGGGCATGGGCATCGGAAGTGAGCATCGGCGCGAAGCCGGCGGCAGCGCAGACGAGCAGAGCGAGTACGTGGCGCATCATGGCGAGGTCTCCTCGGTGGAATTGACCGGGGCGCGGCAGTGCGCCTCGGCTCGGGACACGAAATCGAAGTAGGCGGCCAAGAGCCGAATCAGCTGCTGGGCGCCGGCGTGCGAGTAGCAGCGCCCGGCCGGCCCACCCTCGGGGCACGCGACCTCCTCGGGCGCAACGAGCCCCGCAATGGGCGCGATGCCGTTGGCGGTCAAGCAGTCGCGCTCGACCACAACGACAGAAGCCCGCGGCGGCTGCGGCGGAGGCTTCTTGCAGCAGCCGGCAACCAGGGCAACAAGGAAAATCGGTAGCAGGCCCAGGAGTCGAACCTGGCTAGCGAGGCACATGAACCCCCGCTGGCGTCCCCGCCTGCCCTGCGTCATGACCCGAACCCCTTCGCCATCGCCGCTTCGAGCTCGCTGGCGATATCGTTGAGGGCCGCCCTGCCCTCGGGCGTGTCGGGCGCCTCGTCGATCAACCGAATGCGCGCCCGCTCGAGCGCCTTGCGAAGCCCGTCAACCTCGGCCCGGTAGGCCCTCTTGGTTTCCACCAGCTCGGCCTCGGTGGTCTGGAGGTCGGTCTCCGCCGAGTCGCGGTCCGCAATCGCCAAGATCCGCTCGCGCTCAGCGGTCCGGCGCCCTTCCGCATCGGCGCGGACCCAAAGAACCAGGCCGCCGATGATGGCCAGGGCGACGATGAAAGCGGCGACCACACGGCATCGTCCCGTGTGAAATTCCGCGGGGTAAGAGAACGCCAGTTCACGTGGCGCGCAAGTGCGCTAGACTAGGTCGATGCGTCTTTGGGTGGCGGGATTGGTGGCAGCTTCTGCAGTGGCGAGCGCGGCCATGGCTGGCGACAAGCCGCCGACCCGACCAGGCAATCTCTACTGCGCCTTCATGGAGAGCGGAGAGTGGCCGATTTCGTCGATCTGTTTCGACGAGAAGGACGAATGCGAGCAGGTTCGCAAGCGCGCTTGGAAGAGCGAGCTAAACAAAGCTGCAAAGTGCGAGCTTCAAACCAAGGTTGAATGGCACTGCTACACGTACAACGAGGGCCAAGGCAAGAGAGGCTGGTGCCTGCCGTCGAAGGAGTTGTGCGCGCTCGATAAGGCTTCGCGCGACAAGGCCGGGCGGACGCTTCGCCGCTACCAGTCAACCGACTGCAAACCGCGAGCGCCGGCCTTTGTTCATTGCTTCAAGCGGCGATACAAGAAGAGCCACGTCTGCTTCACAGAGGCGAAGCAGTGCCAGGATCTCAGTAAAAAGGGGTGTTACAGCCCAGCGGTGCCCTCGAAGGAATCCCCGTGAGGGCGTGCGCGCTCGCCGCCCTCCTCGCCGGCTGCTGCCCCGCCGCGATCGTCGGGGAGGATGTCGAGCCGCCGCCGGGTGCCGACGAGGCCCTCGAGATGGTTCACGCCGAGTACACGGCCGCCTTCGACAGCCCGCGGCGCGAGGTGTCGATCAGCTGGGTCGCCTCCATCGAGACCGGCGAAGGGCCCCGGCTCGGCTGGTCGACTTCCTGCGGCGACATCTGGATCGCCGTCAGCGATGGCGACGCCCCCTCCGACACCAGCCTCGCCCACGAGGTCGCCCACTGCTACGCCTCGCACATGCCAGCCGAGGGCTGCGGTGGGTACGACGACAGCCACTCCGAGGTGTGGATCTGGGGAGAGACTGCGGCGCGTGGCGATGGCGGCCTCGTCGATGACATCCGCTACCTCCTGGCGGACGCCGGGCTCTAGCCCCCCGCTGCGCTACGGCTGGCGATCGAAGCGGGTCTCGAAGTAACTGATCGTCGCCGTTCCGGCGGGGTTGATTCCTCGCGCCCTCAGCCAATACGTCGTGTTGGCGACGATCTCGATCGGTGATGCTGGGGTGATAACCAGTTCCCCGACTGCGTTGAGCTGGATCGCATCGAGCAGCGAAAACACGCCCGCATTACGATCCCGGCTCTCGATCGACAGCTCCACGTTGACGCTGTCAGGGTTGAGGCGGATGTACATCGACGCCCGAGTGAGTCGCTGGCCGGCGAACAGGGGGACAGGGACCAGCCACTCGTCGCCGTCGTCGAGGAGCAGCTGACCACCGGAGAGCGATGGCGTGCCGGCCTCGGGCGAGCCGAGTGCGGCCGCCATGGGCAGAACCTCCTGCCCGAACCGACTCCGCAGGTCGGTCACGTCGGCCGCGTTGATCTCCGTCGCCGCGGCCGCCACGGCGATCTCGGCGACGACTACCTCGCCCGCCGGCGGCGCCGGCGCCACCGGTACCGCGCCCGGCACACCCGGGGTGTAGGTGACGGTCAACTTCGTCCGGCGGCGCTTGTTGAAGCTCTGGCTCAAGATCTCCCCGGTCGCCGAGTCCTTGTAGATCCGAGTCTCCGGGTCGCCGAAGTCACTGTCTTCGACCTTCGCCGACAGCACGTCGATACGCGGATTGGTCGCGTCGGCCGCGTCCACGGTGAACGTGTCGTCGGCGCCGAGCTGGTGAAGCAAGAACTGCGGATCGGTGCCGCCTGGATCGCTGCCGAGGTCGAAAAGGATCGGAGCGCCACCGGTGACGGTCACGTTCATCGAGAGGCCGTCGGCAACGACCTTGAGCGCGTCTCCGAAGGTGCGCAGCGTGGCGCCGCCGGCGAGGGTGTGCTCCCAGATCTGGGCCAGGCGACGAAGGAGCAACAGCTGAGCGTTGTTTTGATCGACGACCGAGCCGATCTCGGTAGCGTTTCTCTGGACGGTTGCGGGTGCAGTGTAGGTTTGGCTGAGTTGGGCCATCAGGAAACGACCTCCACGGAGTGAATGATGCCGCCAGCCTTGGCGACTCGAACAGCATCAGAGATAGCAGAAACGGTTGCGCTCGAGGCACCCGCAGAAAGGATGACAATGAACGCCGAAGAAACGGCCGGGGAGAGATAGCCGTAGTCCTCGGGGTTGCCGTGATCAAAGCCGTACCCCTCAGCCTCTGCGATGGTCGCCGTCGGCTCAGGATCAAAATAGGCGTCCCTCGGAAGCTCAACGAGCCGCGCGCTGCCCGCGACTCCAGCCGAGGTAAGCAACCGATCAGCGATGGCCAAAATGGCCACCGGCGTGATGAGATCCTCGGGGCTGCGGATGCGGTCGCGAAACTCGCTCTCGGCCTCACCGGACTGCTGGTAGATCCCGCGGTCGCGTCCATGCTGGCGAAGCCATGCGCCGTCGGCATGCTGGATATACGTCATCCGCACCCAGTCGAGCCCTTGAGCCATCACAGTCGCGTAGACATCGGCGATGGCGTGGAGCACCTCTTGGGCACGCGCGCGCGAGAAGAATGACCGCGGCAGGCTGCCGCGGAGATGGGCCAGGATGATCTCCTTGTCGGTCTGGCCGACTGGAAGGGTAAAGGCAGGCATCAGCTAACCGTGGTCTGAGACAACTCGGCCCGGATGACCTCGCTGGGGGCGGGCACGATGTCGGCAGCAGGGCTGTTGACGGTCACGCCGACGATGGCCTCGCGATCGACGTTCCGCACTGCGCCCTCGATGAGCCCGCGATGGAGCGTGTCGCCCGGGCGCAGCCGGCGCACCGCGGCCACGATGGCCCGTCGCACCGAGTCGGCGATGGCCGCCACGTCCACGCCGGCCCGCACCGAGAGCGATACATCGATGGGCACGACGACGCGCACGCCGCCGGTCACCGTGACCAGGGCGCCGACCGCGCGCCAGCTGAGCAGCTCGAGCTCGACAGCGTCCACCATCTGCGCGTTGCTGTTCCCGTCGGCGTCGCTCGCGAACAGCGTGCAGAGCCCAACCTCGTCCTCGACGGCAGTCGCCCGGGTCACTGCGGCAACCTTGCGAGCACCGCGCTCGAGGGCCTCGAAAGTCCCCCGCTGTGCGGTGCGATGGAAGCCGCGATACTCGGCGCGGAAGTCCTCGTCGGACTGCTCGTCGGAGCCGCCGGCGAAGCGCTCAGCATTGGACACCGTGATCGAGGTATCGAACACGGCATCGAGAACGCGGTTGACCTCGAGGGCGGACACGTTCCCATCGCGCCCGGCGTCCACCGCGGTCGCAGCGACCGTGACCGAGAGATCGGAGGCACCGAAGACGGCGTCCACGTCGGAGGTGAACGTCTGGAAGGCGCCCGTCGCATCCGGTGTGGTCCCTACGGTCGCCCCGGCCTCGATGGTCCCGGCGCCGCCGGCCGCCGTGGGCCGCGTGAAGGTCGCTTGACCAATCGCCTGGGCGGCCTCGTCGCGCTGAATGCTCGAGTGATCCTCGATGAGGGTCGTCAAGTCGTCGCCCTCGGCGCCATCGACGAACGTCGCCTTGATGCGGCCGGCGATGAACCCGAGCACCAGGTCGGCCGCCGCGGTCCCAGCCGACTCGAGCATCTCGGAGATGTCGCCCTCCTCTGCCTCCAGATCTGGGCGCAGGGTCAAAAGCTCGGCGCGGAACTGAGCGCGCAGGTCTGCGAGGCTAGGAGCTGCCACGGTTCACCTCTCGAAACTCCAGGGGGATGGGGACGTTCTTGCGGCCCAGGGCGTCCACCCTGAGCGTCACGCGAATCTGCCGCGGATCGGCCTCCTGCTCTACGAGAACTTCTCGCACCCGCGTTACCCGGCTGTCGGCGAGGGCCTGCTCGGTGACCCGGCTACGGATCTCGTCGCGGGCCGACGTGGTGAACGGCTTCTTGACCGCGTCGCGCAGGCCGGCGCCGTAGCCGGGCCGCAGGGCGTACTCGCCCGGCGACGTCGCCATGCGCCGCCACAGCGAGGCGCGCAGGTTTTCGAACCCCGAGACCGTCGCGTAGTCGCCCTTTGCGTTGACGACGTAGTCGCCCTCGAAGCGGATGTCGCGGCCGAAGAGGCGCTCGGCCTCGGATAGCGGAGGCGGCAGGGGCCGGACGGCCAGCGGTAGCGTCCAGCTGGCCACTAGCTCGCCTCCTGGAATTCGCCGACCGTAATGGTGAAGTCGTCCCACCATCCCCCAGTCGGCAGAATCGAGAACGTCATCCGGTCGCCCGAGGTCTCTACGCTCGAGTGCGGCTCGAACAGCGGAGCAAACTCGCTGCCGTCGTAGACGACGTGCCACGTGTGCGGGCTGGCGCCGACCTTGGCGATAACCACAGCGCTCATGCTCGGGTCGTCGATCTCGACCTCGTAGACCACCGGCGTGAACCGCGCCTGCTGGCGACTGCCGGCGAGCGCACCTGGCGCCGGCGAGACGGTGCCCTCGGCGGCCGCGAGGCGCGCGTGAAACAGGCGGTCGCGGCCATCGACGTTTGCGCCGCCGACCGCGACCGTGTTAGCCGGCTCCGTCTCGCCGTCCCACTCAAGGGCTAGATCGGAGAACTTCACGTGGCTCTTGTCGCCGGTGACGTTGATCAGGGTCCCGTCGTCGCCGGTGTTGTCGTCGAGCCAGCGGAGCGAGGTCGCCACGCCCTTCTGGAACCGCGGCGCCGTGGAGCGCGCGACGATAGCCGGCCCGAGCTCGAGGCCGCCGTCGAAGGCATCGGGGTTGGAGCCGGGGAAGACGACGCCCACGGCGAAGGAGCGCAGGAGAGCAACCTCCTGGGCGTCGCCGGCCGGGTCCACGGTCCACAGCGCCGCCGAGAAATCGCCGCCGAGCACGGAGGCCGTCATGGCGGCGGTGACCGAGGCGAACTGCATAACCGCGCCCAAGTCGTCGCCCTCGCGCGCGCCAGCGACCCGCTCGAACAGGAGAAACGTCGCGGGCGCCGTCTCGTCGGCGTAGCCCACGCACCAGAACGCCCCGCGGATGTCGTCGCCGGCGAACTGGAGGGTGTAGTCGCCCTCGGAGCCGGCGAGCCACATCGCCTCGAAGGTGGGCGCTGCGTCGGTACCGCCGCCCCGGACGACGATCTCGTCGGTCGCGCTCGGCACCTCGGCCGCGTCGGGGGTGCCGCCAACGAATCCAGCAGCCGGCGAGTACTTGACCCGGAACTGATGAAGATCGGCGTCGTCATCGACCTGGAACGCCAGCTCCTCGCCGGTCGCCGCCCACTGCATCCGCTGCCAGGCGAGAGAGTTGCCCCACTCGGTCGCACTGAGATTCTCGCCCCCCTCGTAGTGCGTGGCGTCGCCGTCGCCCGACTCGACCACCTCCCAGCCGATCGCGATGAGGTGGTCCATCAAGGCCACCGTCATCGCGGCGAAGCTGGAGGGGTCGGCGACGTTGAGGGTGAAGACGTTCATCCGCGACCCCTCCGCCCACGCTGCGCCGCCTGCTTGGCCTGGCCAGCGATCCGGGCCATCGCCGGGCTCCGGCTCGCG